TAAAGATATGAAGATAACGAGAGTGCAGCTAAAACTGTTACAGAAAAGGGCACAAATATGGCACAAATAGAACAAACCATCACTACTTTAGAGATTGCAGAAATGATGGAAATGCGTCACGACAGAGTTTTAAGAAAATTGGAAGGACAGGATGTAAAGGGAAAACATACTGAAGGAATCATTGAAATTTTGACTCACCACAATTTAGGTGCGAGTGATTATTTCATTCCATCTACCTACAAAGATGAATCCGGAAAAGAAAACAAGTGCTACAAAGTAACCAAGTTAGGATGTGATTTTCTTGCGAACAAATTCAACGGAGAAAAAGGCATCGTATTTACTGCCCGATACGTGAAACGTTTTACCGACATGGAGAAAGCCATAAAGAAATCACAGGCGGCATTGCCGAAAAATGATGACCCATTTGCAGATTGTTACATTGCAAAACAGCAATTGGACGCATCACGCGGAGCGTGGTTCAGAAAAAATAATTGGAAATTAAAAATTATAATGGAACAGTTTGGGTGGACGAGAAAATTTTTATATCACAAGATTCTCGTGGAGCTATCTGACATTTACGACTTAGAACTTGAAGAAAAGTTCTATGTGCAGAGGTTTGGCTATAGACCAGAGTACAAATTGGATTTGTTGGATGGCAGTAAAAGCCTTGCCAGACTTGCGACAGGATATATCAACTATTTATTAACAGAAGAAGGAGACTACTAAAATGGATGAATTTATTAAAATTGTATGTTCAAGTCAGCTTGACAATGAAACCGGAAATGCCTTTGTTGAATACTTCTCACCCTTAACAGAGAAGCTAAAAGGGTTATTAAGTGAAAATTTATATTCAGAGTTCGAGGAACTGCTTTTTAGTTGCTGTGCAAAGAATAATGATTTTTACATGACGGAAGGCGCGAAACTCGCTATAGAAATAATGAAAGGTTCTTACATTCCGAAAGTCTGACACAATTCCGGCGGCGATTCAAACCGCCGGATTTATTTTTGCCCTAGCGCAACGATGTTTTCTTTCGTAAAAATCAAAGACCGCGCAGCATAATCACTTTTGCTCAACTCTTCTATCAGCCTTTCCCTAGTCATTTCCGGATTCGTCCGGTGCACGTACTGTAAGAGTTCTGAAATTTTATCCATTATGCAACAACCTCCATAAGTTCAATCAATAGTCTGTCTGCTATTTCAAATACTTCTCTTCCGTATGTAGTCAAGAAGTCTGCTACAATTTCCTCGGTGCCAATATCCATGTATACGTTATATGAAAGGCAGAATGCATGACATAATTCGTGGCATAACACACGGTCAAGGAACCTTCCGCGCAAATCATCCGCAAGATATATCGTTTTCGTGTCCCTGTCTGTCATGCCTACTGTTCTGCTTCCATCGCTTCTCTGTAGCATATCGCTGTAACGCGATACTTTGACCAAATTCCAAACTTTATTGTTTATCGTGAACAATTTACCACCTCGCAAACAAAGAGGGCAAAATGCCCTCTCTATTACATTTTCGTGACAAGCGTAGTCAGCTTTGTCTTGGTCAACTGCTTTTCTTCTGGGGACATGCCGGAAAACAGTTCGGTCACATCTTCCGAAAGAGATTTCATGTACTTTTCGAGTTCTTTCATCTTTGCGTCCTTATCTTCCGGTGAATTTCCGTTATGCATTTCCTTTGTCTCCATGTAACTTCTCCGGCTTATACCGGCTCTGCCCTCTCTTGCATCGTGAGTACCGGTACTCATGCCGTTATTTCCGTTCATAGGCTCTGAATAATACATCTTTCCCATACTCATTCGGTCAAGGTCTCTCATTCGGTCGTATTCCGGCATATTTTCCCATTCGTGGTAATCTTCCGGCATCTGATGGTAATATGGCGGTTCTACATATCCTCTGCGTGTTCCACGTCCTTTCGGTGCGAATCTGCCATTTGCATAGCGGTAATGGTCGTAAAATCTTCTGTCTGGATAATCCTCGTACTGTTCAAGCATACGCATAATATCCTCGTTATTTTCAGACTTTTTCATTGCTTCAACAATGTTATAGTCTTTGTCAAAGCATACGATGTTCTTTGCAATCTCCGTCCAATCCTTGAGATCATCAAGGTTTTGACCTTCAAAATTCTCAATTCCGATTCCGTCAACGTGGGCTTTCACGCAATCCATAATCTGTTTCGCAAATTTATGCATAATATCAAGCCTCCCTTACTGCAATCAAATTACTGTTCTGAACCTCGATAGCCTGCGTGGACGTATTCTGCACGGCTACGGTACTGCAACAACCGCATGGCACATCAACGTATGCCTGCGCCGATACGTTAAATAAATTCTCAACTGCGGCTGGCGTTACGATCATTTTTGTTGACTGCAAAGGCTCTCCATCAACCGCGATTGCAAGCGAAATCTCTCCGACTGTGCCGCCTGTCGGGATCTGAATGTTTCCGGAATACGATACCAAAAATCTGGCCTTGCACTGATTGGTGATACCTCTTAACTTGATAATTCCGCTTCCCTGTCTGTGTACGATACATTTTGTTCCGTTTACTGCTGTTTCTGTAAATGCAACATCTTCTCCAGCAGCAACGGTTTGTAATGCAATTCCTGTTACTTCCATTATTTTTACCTCTCTTTCATAAAAATAAGGGCAAACATTATAGTCTGCCCTTTGGTTATAAGTAATACTGCTTAGCAGACATAATCTCGACTAACTCTTGGACTAAACTTGAACTAAACTTGGACTAAAAAACGGTTTTTAATCGGTTTAGATTGAGTTAACTCAATTAAGATACTCAATTATTCAGTTTTAGCAGCCACATCCTGTGTTGCATGCGCATCCATATGCATAAGCATTTGGATTAGGCACAACATATGCCGGAATAGCAGGCGGATTTACAGCATTGATAATCTGCTGTGTCTGAGCTGCCATCTGAGTTGTAAGTAGTGCACTCTGACGATCCTGTGAAGCCGCTCTGCGCAGATCATTATTTTCTGCCTGTAAGGAAGAAATTTTTTCATTGCAGAGATAATCAAGAATAGCGCGTGTTCCTGCGTTCTGACTGTCGATAATGTCTCTCGTGTTGCTGTTCATGGTGTTCTGCAATGCGCAAGTGTTAGTTGCCATGTTGTAGTTTACGCCTTGGATAGCTTCTCTTGTTTCGCAGCAACAGTTAGCAAGCTGTGACTGTAATGCATTTGTATTCTGCATATTAGCGACTGTATCAGCATTGATAGCCTGCTGAATGCCGAATCCGGTCTGCAAAATGTTTGTGTTGATGCCGTTCATGCCGGTTTGCACAGCATAGAATCCGTCACAAAGTCCGTTTGTGATTCCGTCAAGTTTTGACACAACCGCCTGATTATCAAATCCACGCTGGATTTCGCTTCCAACACCACCATTCATTCCGTTTCCTCCGAATCCGTTACCGAATCCGCCCCATCCGAAAATGGCAAAGATAACGATAATGAACCATAACCATGAGCCTTCTGCGCCCCATCCGTTGTTATTTCCGTTTCCGTCAATGTTCGCAACAAGCGGAACGGATGCACAATTACCTGTGTTAAACATAGAATTTACCTCCATAATTCATTTTTTATATACATAATCTTGCAAGAATTAGTATCACATTCCTAATTGGCTTTTAAACGACTCAAAAGCCTTATCTGCGTCAATTCCCTTTTCTTTGCACAAATTCCTAGCCATCTGCTCGATGCCCTTGGAATCCCCCTTCTGTGCCATCTGCATAGCATTTCTAGCCATGGGGTTACTCATTACGCTGTTATTCCCCATCATTTGTTGTAAAAACTGCTGCGGGTTTTTCATTCCCTGTAACATCTGCATAGGATTCATTAAGACTCACTCTCCTTTTGTGTCCGCGAAGATTTTCTTTGCGTTTGCGAAGATAACTTATCTTCCAACTCTTCCATTTTTCCAAACAAACAATCCAATTTGTCAGTAATAGCCTTTGTCGCATCGTCAGACAGCCCTATTTCGATTTTTTTATCATCACTTGAATAATCTGCCATCTGCTCATTTAAAGGCTTGTAAACGGTCTTTCTTATTGTTCCATTGGCATCCCATTGTTTTGCTACGATTGCGCTCATGTCCTGCATCGGGAAAAACGCAACACTTCCATCCATAGGTACATCATTCGCCATGATCGCTGATTCCGACTGCACTACTTTTCCTTGGATTCCAAGAAACTGCGGTTGCATCTGCGGAATCTGTGGCTCTGGTTGTTGAAATCTCTGCATTGGGTTGTATTGATAAGCGGCATAGCTTGGGTTTGGGTTAAATGCCATATTCTGATTTTGCATCTGATACATTCTCTTCCTCCAACACTTCCTTGATTGCGTGAATCATTGCTGACTGATACACAAGCGGAACCTTTGACACATCTTCTCTTGTTAAGATTTTTTCAAGAATTTCATCTGTAAATAACATTCCGCATCCCTCCTATGCTTATATTTTTGCATAAAAAAATACGGTTCTTCCGCAAAAAATAAGCAGAAAAACCGCATAAAAAAAGAACGCCAAAAGCGTTCCAAGTCTACCATTTTCAGAAAAGAATCTAAAGCACTTGCGCAGACTCCTTTCTTTTGTGTTCAGTTTTTGAGTACCATTTTGAGTACCAATTTTTTTTAAGACGCCGCAAACACAGTGTTTATGCGACTTTTAAAACAGTCCGTACGGGAATCGAACCCTAAAGTAATTGCCTTGAAATGGCTTAAAATAGCCATTCTTTCAATTTTTCTTTGAGTACCTTTGAGTACTAGGGACTCATAATGCTTCGATTAAGTCAAGTTCCTGTCTCTTTTCCTCAATTCCTGTGCGGTCAAAATAATAATGATCTTTTGTGCAACTAATGTCTGTATGCCCCATAGTATCAAGGATTGTGGACTCTTTCACTTTTCCGTCAAGAAGAATACTTCCGTATGTCTTTCGGATTTTGTGCGGCGATTTCACTTTCATTCTCAGTTCATGTTCACAGATATACCGCAAACGTTCACGAAAGTTGTAGGATTTCAACCGTTCTCCGTCTCTCTCAAATAGATATTTCCCGAAGGGATTTCTCTTTCGTACTTCATCAAGAATCCATTTGTACTTGTCTGGTAATATGGCGAATCGCAATCCGGCTTCTGATTTTGGAAAATCTTTAACCTCATAGTGAAAGCCATCATCATCACGATAGCGTGTTTCTGTAGAATTGATTGCAACCGTGTAGTTTTCAACATCTTTCCGCTTTAATGCCGACAATTCCCCGACACGGACTCCTGTCTTAAACATGAATAGCAATCCAAGGTTCACAATATCCAAGTGATTCCTTAAGTACATCTCCATGCGTTCCTTTTCATCCGGCATATATACTTGGTCTTTTGCCTGTCGGACTACGTGCTTAAACGCTTTTGGTGATATATCCATGTCTTTCAGCGTGTATGTAATGGAAAACTTAACATACTTCTTCCGTTTGGCATACTTGAAAATTCCATAGATTAGCGTCCGGAAATTTGAGAATGCCTTGGAAGTCATATCGAAATCATGGATGCTGTTTCGTATAAACGTTTCAAGTTCACATTCGTCTACACTTTTGATTCTCTTATCCTTGATGCCGTCAAAGTATCTCTGAAAGTCCATTAAGTATCTGTCATAGGTTGCCCTGCTAATTTCTTCAAGTTCTAGCTTTTGTGAAATCCAACGGTTGAAGATTTCCACTACTGTAGGGTCATCTTCCCTCTCTTTCCAATAATCAATAATCTTCTGCTCGACCGCTTCTCTGCGCTTTGCCTTGATTTTACGTCTGCCTTTTACTTCATCCGGCAGATATGAGTACCAGTTCTCATCCTTTCCTTGATAGATTTTATAAGGGTTTTTGTTGAGTAATTTTTCTCTCTTTTGCATAGTGACTTGTTTCTGCACAAGTGCTATGTCGAGAATACCACTATCAACGGCATATTTCAACAGTTCTTTTTCATCCAATCAAATACCCCCGTTCTTTCTATTTTATCCTTTATATCTCTCACTCTGTACTCTATCGTTCTTAGTGATAGATTTTCTTTTGTGGATATTTGCTTTTGTGAAAAACCACGGCAGAGAAGAGAGAAAATCCTCTCCTCTTCTTCCGTGAAATTGGCATTTTCTTTGATTTGTTCAAGTTCTGGCTTAATGAATTTTGTAAATTTCATAAGCCATTTCTCCTTATTTTATTGGTTGATATTTAAGTTTTTAAACATAGCACACATAACATCTACTACTATTGAGTTGCCGAACTGCTTATATAGTTGCGTATTGCTGTTCACTGCTGCCATTTTGTCAATATCTTCATCAGATACACCCATCAGCCGTCCACACTCTCTCGGTGTTAGCTTTCGTATTCTTCCGGCAACTTTTATAAGACAATCAGAACCATCTTTGCAATATCTGGCTGTTATTGTAGGTGATATGTCATCAACATCTTTAATAACTGCATGAAAACCATTTCCTTTCTCCTTCTGCTTTTTTGCGTGTTCCGCAAATCCTTTCAATGCATTATCACTTGCATAGAATTTGTTATCAACTACCTTTTCTTGATAATCACGTATTCTTTTTGTAAGTTGTATAGGCTGTGGAAAATTATAATTGCATTCATCCAGGAACGAAAACATAAAACATCTTTCACGCTTTTGTGCTACACCATAATTTTTAGCGTTTAAATCTTGATAGTAATTTGTGTAACCCAGACTTTCGAGAAAGTCTAGCCACTTTATAAAATCGGGCATATTATCCTGGCTATGTACTTGTGGCACGTTCTCCATGAACAAAATCTGTGGTAATTCTCCGTTACTATCTCTGATTTCTGTTAGTATTCTATCAACTTCCCACAGCAGACCGCTTCTCGTACCACTTCCCTTAGACATTCCAGCTTGTTTCCCGGCAACCGATAAATCCGTACAAGGGAATGAGTAAGTAAGTAAGTAAGTAAAGGTTTCTGTGTCGCAGATATTCAAATCTTCTGCATGAACCTTTGTTATGTCCATTGTGGGGAAATCCGTACCATGTACTGCGTTATAGCTTGCAATAGCGTACTTATCAAACTCCACAACTCTGTAATGTTCAAACTTAGCACCTATTCTCTTTAGTGCCATTGCCTGACTTCCGTAGCCGGCGAAAAGTTCTATTAAACGAATAGGCTTTGTTATGCTAATTGGTTCTCTTGTGAAGTCAAATATGCTCATTTGATTATCACAAGAATAATTTTCAAAATCCATAAAATCTACCAAAAGGAAACCTCGGTTTTATGTCGCGACAACCTATTCCTTTCTTTGATTTTTAGTTAGTTACTGTGGCTTTCTGCCTGTCTGAAAATACTCGTCATAAGCGTCAACTGTATCACGTATTTCAACCATAGCCATATCAAGTGTTACATCTTTTTTATCCAAGGCTCTTTCTGCATAATCTTTAATTCTCATCATTAAAGCCTGTGCTATTACTATCTCTACATTGTTACTCACTTTGAATCACCTACTTTCTTTTCTCTTAAAATCCTCACAAGGCACAGCAAGCAAGCAACCTACACAGTTAATGGGAATAAGCCCATTATAGTTCTTATAACTGTAAGAATTTTTGCAAACATTACAAAAATCTTTTCCAACATTTGCCTTGCAACTTGTCTTTTTATCTTCCAGCTTTTTCCCGATACTCTCGTTTATCCTTTTGAGTTCCTCGACCTTTTTCTGCGATTCCTCAAAATCTTCAATGAGTTTATTGTATTTCTTCTTGCTTAAAATCTTCATTCTGAATCACCCTTTCTTTTTCTTCTTAGGCTTAAACTTAAAAACATCATTCTTCTGACGGCTTACCATACTACGGTACCTGTTCATTTTACTGGCTCTGCTTTTTCCCATATCTCACACTCCTTCCGGTTTTTCACACCGCTCAAATTCAATCACCCATACCCACGGATTGGCTTCCCAGCCGTAACGGTCAAGGTCGGATTTCTTGATGGTGGAGTTCCAAAGTTTTTCCCATTCCATCATCGCTTCATCACATTGACTGCACTGTTCTTCTGTCCCATAACAGCACTGCGAACCGCTTTCTCCGTATGTATTAAGACAATCCCAACAATCAGGATAAGCTCCCTCTTTTATCACATCAACCGGCTTCATCTCCTGCAGCCGTTCTACTCTCACATTCATAATCTTAATCCAGATACGCGCTGCTTCTTTCGGCATATGGATGGATGGTTTCCACTTCGTAAGATCTGCAATATCACCTCTTTGCCAATCTTCGTAGTAATAGTATCCATTCGGAGCCTTTTTCCATGTTTCTCTGACATACAGGGTATCGCCTGGTTGATATGGTGCTTTTCTGATACACGGCTCATTTTTTCCGTTATACAACATAAGTCCATCTCTAATATATCCAGTCCACTGTGGATTTTCTCCCGGCAGAAATCTTACCAGGCGCCGGGTGCAAGTCTTCCTTCCGTCCAGAATTGCCCTCACCATTTCGGTACTAATTTGTTTGTTGAATAAAATCGATTTAATTGGCATCTACACCACCTCATCTTCCCATTATGTCAGGGGATTTCTCCCATGAATTTCTAAACGCTTTTGTTCGAAGTTCTTTATTTTCTGCCCTTAACGCTTTATTTCCTGTCAAAATCTTCTGCAATTTGCAATCCTTTTTATGCTCACATCTTGTGTCCGCAGAATACTCGGTACACATTCTACATAATTCTATGCTTGTCACTTTACTCCACCGCCTTTCACAATCTGGATTGCTTTGCCAAATGCTTCAAATCTTCCCTGGCTTCTCCCATCATCGTAGATCTGTTCGCCGTCTCCGCATCCGTCCTCGTCGCAATCATCTGGTCTGTCCTGCTCTGCTTTCTTCAATTTTCCCAACTGTTCCAGAACCTTGTCTACATCATAAGCCGTCGGATATTCTTCTAGTAAATACAATACTGCATTTGTATTTACTAAAGTTCCATTGCTTAAAGTAACCGATTTTAAATCTTTCTTTAGTGCATCTGCATCAATCAGTCTCATCGTTTTTTATCTCCTCTTTTCAAATAATCAAAAATCTCATGTCCAATCATCGCTACAACTGACAGAATGCAAAAAAGTTTAACTCCAAATTCTGTCAGAATATCTAACCTAATGGCTATAAGTATTAGCAGAAAGAAATTTATGTACGATTGAAACATCATTCTTCATCACTCCAATCAAACCTACAACCGCACTTACTACAGTAATTTGGTGCATTGTTGTTATTCATTATTCCTATATCGTGACTGACTTTGATTGTGTTTCCGCATTCACAATGGAATACAGAAAGAGTATCACTAAGGTTATGGTTAAATATAGGTTTCTTCGCCGTCTGCTTAACCGCCGCCGCCATACATTCTTCCGGTGTGCCGATTACACGGTACTGTTGTACTTCTTCAAGTGCTTGTATTGCTAAATCTCTTGCTTTTACAACTCTTTTAGCACTATCTTCTTTCAATCCTATAGTCGACATATTAAATCTTATCTCTGCTATTGCTTCACTTTCTGTCATATTGCCCCTCACTTTCTAACAATTCCGGGTTGTCAAATATGTTGCCGATAACCTCTGCATTAACCATATTTGTCCAATAACCTAAATCTTTTCTGTATCTTTTAGTATACTTGCCTGACCAGTCTACATAAAATCCGACATGTTCAGTTTTGGTGCTATCAAAGCAACTCTGATAACTGCCGTATTTGATTTGTGCACAAGCATCACTAAATAAGTCTTTTACAATATCATTCTCCCAAATCAGATTGCCGTTCTTGTCTTTTAAGCCGGTACATTGGCAGATAGTAGATGCATCTACAACACAACGACAGAAGAAACCCAAACTATCCTTTGCGTAGAAATAATAACTTTCGTTGCCCTTTTCCGTGCAAAATGGGTATGACAGATATCCTTCCACCCATTCCCCATTATCAATCCGCTTTCCACGGGATAAAAATCTATTCTCCATCGTTTATATCCTCCTGTATTTATTCTGGTTCAGCCAATACCATTTACACGCCCTGCCACCATTAACAAATACCATAGGCTTCCCACTATTATTTGCATTTGCGCATGTGACACCATTCGAACCACAATACAGACAGTTGGAACATCTTTCTTCAATTTGCTTTTCTTCCAGAACTCTGATATATCCCATTATTTTTTCTCCATTTCTTTCAACTTGGCTTCGGCTTCTTCTTGTGATAAAAACCAGGTTTCCTTGTACATTTTTTCTGACAGGATTCGGTCTGTAGCATATTCTCGATCCTTATCACACTCCATGTACCATCCTTTTTCTGTAAAAGTAATCAAGGCTACTTTCTGATGATAAACTTTGTTGTTCTCCGGGTGCAGACTTAAAATATTTAATTCACAATTGATTTTGCTAGGAATTATATATACATCTGAGCCAATTCCACACGGCAACCGCAGAAGTAATCCCTGCTCCTCGGCATCCTCATAGTCTTTGAGTTTCCGATATACGGCATCTATTTCTTCACAATCTGGTTCACATGCCCTTTCCCACATTTCATCATCAATCCACAACGGATTTCTCTCCGTTAGTCTCTCCATCCTATTCCTCACTTTCTGCCAACTTTGCCATTTTCCAAGCTCTTATATCGCTACTTCCACGCGCACTCCAAGATGTTGCACTACCGCGCCATGCAAACACCGTTCCGTTTTTGATTTTTGCAAAATGTCTTTTTCTCCACGCATCTTCTTCGCTATCTCTTACCAAAATCGGCGTATCGACCGGAACTTTAGTCCAATCAACAGGCGGCTCAACATACTCCGAATTAAGCAATTCGCGAAAATTATACGTACTTCCTTTGCACGAATCTGATTCATAAAAATCACACTCTTCACATTTAGTTTCTCTGCAAAGTGCAGGCTCTCCATTTTTTAATACTAACTTTCCTGTGTTTACCGCAAGTTCTATGATCTCATTCCTATATTTTTCTTTATTCGTCATATTAAACCTCCAAATCGCATACAAACTTAATCTCATCCGCCAAACTCTGTGCTATCATCGGCACCGTCAACTGGAACTGCTTGTAATTAGCCAATGTGTCGATGTAGTCAATAAATTTGTCCGTGAAATACTGCAACTGTTTCGCTGTTATCTTAAACTCCTTTTTTAGAATCGTAAGTGTCAGTGCAAAATAGTTAAACAACGATGCGCTGGAAAGCCTGTATGCTTCACGCTCGATACAGAAACCTTTCTTTGCATACATGTTCATTAACTGTCTTTGCGGAATTTTTCCGACTTCCTCTTTGATGTCGATTCCGTATTTACTTTTCAGATAAACAGACAAGTCCTTTCCGGTATTTCCACCGGATGCTGCTTCATCTAGGTAGAATTTCAAAAAATCCTGCAACCGGATGATTCTTGCCTGTCCGAAACCGAATTTGTCATGCAGAATTATGTACCCAATCACGACAAAATCTTTGTATGATTTTGCTATAACCTTATCAGCATTTCTCTTTTCAAAATCATTTCGCCCGATAATCCGCATTTCCTGTTTTGTGTAAAATGTTGGCTTTTTATTCCGTCTCAACGCATTGCTCATTTCTTTGATTTCTCCTTTCTGTATGTGATTTCCAACCATGCAAAATGGCTCAATACAAGCTGTCTTGCACGCTCTTGAATCTCCATGCCTTTGTATTTGTTTATCAATGATTCTCCGGCTTTTACAACTTCATCCCACCAAGAATCAGTGTTGTCCGGTGAATAGTATTTCTGAATGAATTGCCAATAATCCATAAATACTTGCCATTCTTCCGAACCCTTTTCGATCTTTGCACTTGCCATAACTACTACCTCTAAAACGGACAATCGCCATTGTATGGCTTGAATCCGTCCCCGCGTTCTTTCTTTTTGATTTCCGCAACGACATCATCAAGTGGTTTTTCGATTTCAACAAACTTCATGTGATCTCCGTCAAACTCCATTGCTTCACGCATCGTCATTCCCTGTCTGTTCTTCTCGATTTTTACACCCTTGGCTCCCTTGTCATTGTCTGACAGATTCCACAGCATAATTATGTTTGACGCATCCTGTTCGATTGCCCCGGACTCCCTCAATTCTGCCATGGTAGGCTCTTTTGTGTCTCTGCTTTCGGAAGCTCTTGTTATCTGTGAAAGTGCTATCACATGTGTATTTAAGTCTCTTGCAACCGATTTTAAACCTCTTGAAATTGATGCTACTTCTTCATTTCTTCCAGAATATCTGTTATCCGGCATAAGCAATTGTAGATAGTCAACAACGATAACATCAAAATTTTGGTGTCTACATTCTGACTTTATCTCTCTTGGAGATACAGTGCCGGACGCAACCCATAATTGATAATTACTCATTTCTTCATTTGCTTGGTTAAATTTTTCCTGTTCATCACCGAGAAACGCTTTTGCCCTTCTGATTCTCGTTAAGCCGATTTCCGCAAGTCTTGAAATAAATCGTTCATATACCTGTTTATCACTCATCTCCAAGTTGAAATATGCGACTTTAAGTCCCTTTTTTGCCATATTCCCGATAATCTGCGTTGTGAGTGCGGATTTTCCGACTGCCGGTCTTGCAGCAATTACTGTTACATCACCGCGTTCAAGGTCTCCAAGCGCATCATCAAGTTGCGATAACCCGATTTTTATACCGCCCTCTCCGACACTTTCGTTGAAATATTTGTCTTTATTCTCAACTGAAATCTGCTTAATTGGCTTTAACTTTACTTCCTTGCCCTCTTGCAAATGTTCAAGTCTTGTAAGAAGATCGCTGATTGTATCATCAATGTCGCACGGCTTTAAGCTGGATTTCTGATACATGTCACGAACCGTTCTTACTTTGTATTCTTTCGCAACCGCATCGGCATAACTTTTAACCATGGTTGAAGTGATTGTTCCGGTAATACAGGATTTCATCAATTCGCTAATCTGCTCCTGGGTGTATTTGTGGTTCTCAAGTGCCATTGATAAAGACATTGGGTCAATACTTTCATCCCTGTCATACATTGCAAGCATTTCCTTGTATGTGTCCTGCGCGAAATCCGAACTAAACATTTCCGGTTTCAGCGTCCGCCAGATGCTATTTAGCACATCATTGTCAATCAGTACGCACCCGATCACTCCAAATTCTGCTTCTGTCAACTGCAATCACCTCGTTTCTCTGCGATCTGCAACCAATAGTCGCAATCATTTTTCAGCCAATCAACATATTTTGGAATGTACCGAAAATCCGTATCGTCCGGGTTCTTTTCTTGATAGTCACTCAAATATGCCTCTGTGGCTTTGTATAACAGCCGTGCAATGTCCGGTTGGTTCTCTTCGATAACTTCTAGCACTTTATCCATCCAAGCTGTTTTAGAGGTACTGTACGCTGTTTTCTTGGGGTATATATTAAAAGTCTTTTTCCATGCATCGTCAAAGTCAAACAAATCTCCGGAATTGGTCGACAGCGAATTTTCTTTTATATTTTCTTTCTCTTTATCTTCTTCTTTTTCTTCTTCTTTATCTGAAACAGCGACATCAGACGATTTATCGGGCGATTTTTGCTCAATTAGGTTTTTCTGCTTCTTTCTACGATTCTGTTGATAAATCCTGTCACGCTCCTTTTTCTTCTCATAAGCGTCAAGCGTTTGATGCTTATTCCAATTCGGAATCGTTATCACATTATCAACAACTTCAATCATTCCAAATTCTTCAAATGTCTTAAGCGCAAGCCTTACCGTATTCAAATCTCTGCGAAAAATGGTGGCAAGCATTTCATCCGTGAACGGTAACTTGTTGCTCATCATAAACACACCGTTGTTATTCTGCTTTCCAGCAAGAATAAGAAGTTTGAACCAAATCGTAATGATGCTATCCGCACTCGGCATACTCTCAATCAGCAGAATCTTTTCATCATCAAAGACATCTGTTGTGATTTTAATCCACTTGACTTCTGCCATTTAATCACTCTCCTCATATGTATTTTCAGAAATCAAAGCCATAAACTTCTCATACTGTTTTTCAGAAACTTTGTTACCCTGTTTCTCCGGCTTCAAGCGGATTTCGAGGTGCTTTTCAGCGATATGCGATAATTCCTTGGCAAGACTCTTTTTGCCTTGTTTAATGCCGTCATAATAGCCTTTTGCCGGACGGTAATCTGCAATCTGTGATTTTCCTGCTCCTTGGCTTCCGCTTGTTTTGTTGCGAAGCTGATAACCTTTGTCTGCGCAATACTTAATATAATACTGCTCACATTCATCAAGTTTATCTATCGGGCAATGTACTGATCCTACATTCCATCCATACGGATTATCCTCTGAATAAAGTCCGTGAGACTTCAAGCTAAGGTCTATGTGCTGATACCCTGAAAGGTGTTGCGATAATCTGGTTAAAATACGCTTTGCCTGTCCCACATATGCATATCTAAACCCATTTTCGTCCTGCCTTGTCAAAATATAAATTCCGCTTGATTCATCAAGCATTGGATTCAATGCAAGCCATTTCTGCTTGTTCTTGGCTTCTATCGCTTTTGCCTGTCTAAATTTCTTATAATCCAACTCATTCACTTCCTCTCCAATGGCTCCATGCTCATTTGAGCCACAAACTTTCCGTAACTCATTCCGGAAGCGCGTGCCATATGATTCACAGCCTTGATTGCATCATCCTTTTTCTTTGGCTTTCTCAATCGTTCTTTAATGTCAATGCCGATGCAGTCTTGGCAATCAACTTTGCGTTCATCTATCGTCATAAACAGCCTGCCACATTTCGGGCATATTCTTGTATACACAGTTCTTCCAGCCTTTTTAAAATTTTTAAACTGTGCGTATCTTCTTGCACATTTGGGTCTACAGTATTTTTGATCTGGTCGCTTCGGCTCAAATTCAGCCATACAGTATTCACATAATTTCAATTTTTACCTCCAATCTTTTGTAAGGGCGGTGCGGTAAACGCACCGCCAAAACATGGCTTTCAATAAGCTTGTGATAACTATTATTCTCCATGCGTTAGAATGGTTTCTTTCGCTTTTCAGCCGGTGTTTCAACCGATTTATTCTTCAATCACTTCAAGTTCACTCTCCTTTAAAGGGTTGTACTCGCTTGATTCATAACTGATATGTGTTTTTTCCGGAGAATATGCCGATTCTTTTGCGCAATATGGCACATCATCGGTTTCTAATGCAACAACGATTTCTCCCGTTTTAAAAAAACCATGACTATCACTAATAACTCTGCACTTTGTTCCTTTTTTTCATGCTTTCTCCTTTCAGAACGGACAAAGGTTCATATCAACCTCTAGCCCTTTTTCTGCAACATAAACATTTGCTCCATATTTAATTGTTTTTTTCGTTCGTTGTAGGAATAACGCGGGATCTCCGCTTGTGTCCGATAAGTGTATTAAAACGACATTTCGTAAAGCTGGGTTGTCGTTCTTCTGAATAAATTTAAGTGCCGTATAAAGGCTCATATGACCTCGCAAACGGTGTTCATAGTTCGGTTCATTCCGGTCTACCAAGTCCATGCTATAATTGGCTTCAACCATGATATGCTCAACCTTCATGTTGGAAAAGTCATATCTGCAATATTCCAAGTCGGTTAGGAATAGCAGCTTACCCATTTCCTCATGCTCGATTAAATAGCCATAACACTCGATTTCCGTATCATGCGGTACATTGAATGGTGTTACCGTAAAACTGCCGATTTGCCGTGTTCTGCGCGGTGGAATGGCTATTGTACGCTCTCCTGTAATGATTTCAAGTGCGGTCTGTGTCTCAAATGCCGTATAAACCGGAATGCCGGATTTCATGAAATCTTTTATGTATCGTGCATGGTCTCCATGTTCGTGGCTCACAATGCATCCGGAAACATTTGCTATTTTCCAATCAATCATTTTCTTAAAATCAAGAAATTTGCATCCGGCTTCAATGGCAAGGATTTCGCCACTGTCTGAAATCAAGGCGTATGAGTTTCCGGAACTGCTTGAACCCAAAACTCTAAGTTTCAATCTTTTGTCACCTCGCTTTCTCCATATCTCAAATAGCCGCTCCAGCCATTTGCTCCGCCGCAATTTTGCATACACCATTCATTAGAATCATTGATGTGTTCACATCGTCCACAATTCGGTACTTCATCGTCTGCGGTGTATCTTGTTAAATTATCCATACCCTACTCCAATTCTTCCTCTGTAGGAAACTGAAAATATTCTGATGTAGCTTTCTTAAACATTTCTTTGCTTAACGCTTGGGAAAATTCCGTGAAGTGTTCTGAATTGGCAGTATGATGATAAAATTCATTATTTTCATACGCAATCCTAAGCATTTCCATGGCTTTCTTCGCTTTTTCTTTGGTGGGATATTCAGCAATTTGCATGTCTTCATTAAGCGACTCAACACCTATTAAGTTTTTGTTCAGGAAATAAATTCTTGACCTGAATCTCTGAATAATCACCTCTTCGTATGGCATATCAAGCGTTCCGTCCTGCGATATAACTCTCATAGAAAACCTCCTCATCTAAAAAACAGAAACCAAATAAGTGCCACGAATGAATCAATGAGTGCGGCTATAAACACGATTGCAACAACAACCCTACCAAAAGTGACCTTGTAAGGAATGCCGAGAGCATGACGTATTTCTTCTGCTGGACTAATGCCGGAAGCAACAAACTTTCCTATAACGAAAAACAACACCCATAACAAAATTGCAATTTTAACAAAAATCATAATTCATATCCTCCTAATCTTTCATAAAGTCCGGTACGTTCTCGTCATTCTCAACGGCTTTCTCCGGCTCGACTGCTGCACCGTCGGTCGCTTCGGACTCAGCTACAACAAATGGCTCTGAATTGGCGTTTTCGGAAATTTCTTCCTGTGTCTGCACATAAGTTTCATCAAGCTGATTGAATGACTGCTTTGCCATGCTATTGAAGTCCTTGCGATACTTCTTGATTGCATTGTTACGCATTTTACGAACAATCATTGATTCCGGTGTGTCAAGCCATGCCGCGCTGATATAAGGCTTTGCAACTTCACATTCCAACATTTCATCAACGGTTGCGCATTTTCTCAAAGCATCGAAAATCTCCTCTTTCTTAGCCTTGATTTTGCTCAACTGCTCGGCTGATGCCTTGTAACGATTCTGGCAGATGCCAAAAGTCTCATTCATCAGATTGTTGCGCACATGAGCAAACAGATTAACTTTTACACCGTCTCTCTCTGCGATCAGATACTGAAATGTGCCGTCCTTTAATTTCAGAGGATAAACAACACGGACAACTTTCTGCGACCGTCCCATTTCTTCCCATTCCGGTGGTGTCATTTCGATACCCTTATGCTTTGGATAGGAAAACTCGTCACCGTCTTTAACAAGCCAACAAGGATATACGGTATCTACATTTTCTCCGTAATTACGAAGTAACGCATCGTTTCCGTCTCCCTCAATTCCCATTTCTACGACCTGCACATAGTCGTCTCCGACTCTCTTTGTTCTAAGCTGAAAATAGCACTCTCTCGGCACTGCATTAGCATTGAGTTTAAGGCTTGCGCACTGACCGACAACCTCTCGCAGATTCGATGTATCAAGTCCGTTTAAATTCTTGATTTTATCGCTATCCTTAACAAGCTGATAAATGCTTGTCATAGCTGACATGGCGCACTGCTTTGAATAATCATCATACGGCACACCGCATAACTCGAAATCTTTTGTAACAAGATTCGTGATTGAATTAGTCCACTGGCTGACCGCAGTGTTGACTTTCTGTACCTCTAAACTGTTGTTCTCTGCCATAACTATTTTTCCTCGCTTTCTTCTAAATCTTCCAAATACGTTTCTTCGTCAAACCAATCTTCCGGCTCATGCTCTGCACAATAAGGAAAGACGGGTTCTCCGCCATAGCATCTAACATCCTTAGGACAATCAGATTTATATATGCAATAATTGCATATTGTTTCTTCATCCAAAGAATTTACATCTACCTTCTGTGGATTCTCATACTTCCTTACAACTGCCACCTTATCAGCACCGTAGGTATCTACCCACTTCATATCCACCGATTCATCCGTGACCGTAAGCTTTGCACCATTGGAATTTACAACCATGTCACCGGCTTTCACAGAATCCTCGGTGCGATACACGTAGCTTCTTGTACTGTTTGGAAATTTCGCTTTGATATACTGCATAATTACCTCTCCTTTTTCACATATCCATTTGACAAATTTTCAAGAATACGCAAAAGTCTTTCGTTTGTTTTTGAGGCTTTTTCAAGTTCTCCTATAAGTTTATATTCATTATGCTCAAGGTTATCTACCTTTGTTCGCAAATCTGAATTTTCGGCTTTCAATTTTTCAATATCATCCATGTATACGGCCTCTCTTTCCTTTATTTCTCATATCTTTCTCGCAATACGGAAGAGAACAATATCCGGCTCTTCCCCAGAACCCTTTACTTGCACTCTTCCAACGCTTGCACGACATACACCGTGCATCCGGCTGTATGATGTTGTTGCTTATTCCAACTCTTGACATTCGGCACCCTCGCTTTCTTTCAGTTCATCAAATAGCCAAAAGTGTTCTTTGTCTTGAATGCAGTTATAGTCAAACCACTGCTCGCAACTTATACTGTTCTGATGGAATCCAACCGCAATACAATTCGGTTCTTCATACAAACTTTCAAGCACATCTGCCTGCTCATTAAGATTTGTATTTCCCTCAAACTTGCGGAAAGCATCAATAACTTTGGGAATATCTTCTTTCTTAACAAGGTATTTATCGAATGTGGTAAACAGGACGATTTTTTCATCATACGTGACAGATTTATCATCCACAAGATTCCAAATTGCTTCCATCTGCCCCATGTCAAATAATGATGCCCCATGACCACAATACTTTTCCCCTAAAATGTTCCACACTCGCATTGAACCAAGCCATGCGTTACTTACCTCTCCATAACTTTCAGAATCTCCATTTTCATCAAACTTAAAAATTTCAATGTGACTCATCCTACACACCCTCCACTTTCAACTGCTTATCCTCGGAAACCGTCAGAAGAATTAACTGTGTATCAACAGCCGGTACATATTCATCATTGATACTTTCTGCACCATCAAGGAAAATCGGAACATACATATTAAAGAACTTCTGAAAACTGTTGCAAATATCAATCTTCGCTTCAATTTCCCTGCCAGTGTTAGTCGTGTCACCGAACACCTTGTAAATGCCAGCTTCTTCATCAAGCACCGTAGGAATACAAACTTCCTTATATTCTCCGTTTTTCTGGAAATCGAACAACTTCCAACGTACAATACCGAAATGCTGATTGATTTCTTCAACAAGTAACTTATCCTTTCGTTTTGAAACTTCTTTGAGCTGATAAAGAATCCTCTCGGCATCTGCCTTTGCTTGTCCATACTCGCTCTGTTTATGTTGCATATCTGCAATCTGTTCATCAATGCGAACATTGTTTTCAGCCTGTGCAATAATCTTATTTACTTCATCAAGCTGGCTCTTTAATTTTGTAATATCAGCTTTTGCGTAATCAGCCGCCTTATCTGTGCCCTTGGATTCTAACTCTGCAATATCAGCAAGCAATTTATCCTGTTTAGCCTTTAACTTGGCATATTCAGCGTTCTGCATACAATAAGCGAAAGACGGAATCTCAGAAATCTGTTCATCGAATTTCTTGATAATGTCAATTTCTTCCGCTTCGTGCAGTTTCAAGGTGTTAATCTTGTTTTCCAGCTCTTTGTTATTCTCGGTCAGATTCTTAATCATTTCAGCACACGCATTTCCATCGTCAACGATCATGGCAAGCGTTTTCGCGTGTTCTTCATTAAATGATTCGATTGCATCCGCCTTTCTCTGCGAAAAATCGGCTCTTAAAGACTCTATTTTATCTTCCGGCAATCTTTGCCCGCATAACGAACAAACCGTTGTAGATTCGTCAAATACCCACTTAGAATCGTCAAACTTTTTTGCAATTTCATCATTGTACCTTTTCACAAGGTCAGCTTTCTTAAAAGCCTGTTCGGAAATTGATTTCTTATTGCTTTCAATGGAACCCTGCGCTTTTCCGATAGATGAACGGACATCCTCTAACTTCCGTTCGTGATCGTATTTGTGATTTTCAATCTCACGCTTCTTGCTTGAAAGTTCATTATTCATGGTCTGCGCAACAGCTGACATTTCAAACTGACAATGCATTTCTTCGTTGCGCATTTCATCAATCCGCACATCAGATTTCCCAATTAAATCTTCAAGTGCTTCAATCTTTCTCTCTAAATCGGCTTTCAATAACTCCTGCTCTGCCACATCAATATCAACCTTTGCTTTCTCCAGACCGATAATCTGATTAGGAATCGCATCTAACTGTTCAACTGCTTTCTTCTTGGAAGCATTGTTCATGGCTTCAACCTCTTCAAATTTGTAGGATTCAAGCAATTTTGCAACATCCGCAGTTTCTTTATTCATTTGCGCAATCTCTAAATCTGTTTTTTCGCTTGCCATAGTGAATAAATATTTGCGCATTTCATCCTGTTTTTTCTTCAATGACAAATCCTTGGTAAACACATTCGGGTGCGAGCAAATGAGGAATTTATCAAACTCAAACCCTAATTCTTCCAGATATGCCTTAAAATCACGTTCTGTCTTAGGCACAGAATTGATCTCATATGTATTTGTGATAGTAACTTTCGAAACTCCATTTTTATCCGGCTTTCCAACTTTTCGCTTCTGCATCTTGGAAAGAGTAATCTCTTTTCCGTCCACATCAACATCTGCAGTAACGGTTGGAATGCAATCTTCTATATTGTCCGGTCTGATATTTGGATTGCTGACAAGTTCATAGTTCTTATCAGACGTCAGCCAGTACCATGCCGCCCCGATTGTGGTCTTTCCTCTCCGGTTCATGCCGGAAACCCTTGTTGTCTTGCCAAATTCGTATGTCTTATCCTTTACCCCTTTGAAATTCTCCATATGTAACGATTTCAAAATCATTCGCATTTTTGTCTCACCCTTTCTTTAAATTCTCTTTCCAGTCTATCGAAATGCTTTTCGTTCTCCATGTATCCACTCAAAGTTTCGATTGTCAGCATATCTGTTGTGCCCTGTTTGCATCCTCGCAATCTGATATTATCTTCATGTTCTTTTGTAATGTATCCGTGTAACATGTTGATATGTAACTTGCACTCAATCAGTTCTTCATACTCTTCTTTTGGAACATAAACATAATTTTTCTTTCCCATGTTACACCCCCACGATTCCTTTTATTGATAACTCATATGTAACTTTTTCCACAACGCGACCATTTTTACACGTTTTCTTGTATCTACGGCTCTGTAATCTTCCGTATGTGCTTACCCTATCGCCTAAAGCAAGCGAGTCCGTATATTCTGCACACTTTCCCCATGCAATACAAGTAATCAAATCCTCTTTCCCATTCTCTCTTAAAGTTTTGAGTTTCACATCACAGATTTTACGACCAAGTGGTGTTTCTCTAAGGTGCTTTTCCTCGATGATTCCATCAAGACTTACTTCATTCAAAGGGCTATCATCCTCTGGTTTTGTGATCGCATCAGCCATAACATACATAAGAATGGCTTCTCTGGATCCTGTTCTCACGCGCCTAGTAATTATCTTCCCATTGACACATACTGTTCCGCTAATTTCTGTATCACAGATTTTTTCATCAAACAGTACCGGAAGTATATCTGCAACACCGCTTCTTCTTTCAACTCCGATGAAAAATTTATAAAATTTCTTACCGTTCGATTTATGGCTTTCCCTTGGTGCTGATACAACATCACCGATCAACGTTATTTTGTTCTCCATTGCTTCTCCTTCCCATTTCTCTGTCAAGAACCTTTTCAAAATTATCTTTATCATTCTGTTTCTTTCGTTTCCCTGCCAAAAGTTCAGCAAGCATACGCTTTTCTTTCGTGGAACATCTCGTGCCACTTATATACACAACGCCTACCATGCATCCTCTCTCATTCTGCGTTTTCTCTTAATTCGCTTGTCAAGTTCAGCTCTCTTTCGGTCTACTTCCGACCAGTAATACATGATTGCTGCAATTACCGCACCGGCTACAAATTTAATAGCCGCTATATTCCCTACCGCGCCCTCACTATCCATATAGCACGCGGCAACTAAGGAATACTCCATTGCAACCGCACCTATAATGAATTGGATTACTTTTTTCATTCATGCCCCTTTCTGCCACTTTATAATTTAGTACAAGTCAGAAACAAACGTTCCGAGTAACGGACATACAACAACATCTATAAAGCGCACAGAACCATCTTCCATGGAATATGTAAAAGCCATTGCGGGTGTGTAAGTCGAATCTCCTGTCTGTATCTGCGCATCTCTTACAGAAACTCCATATGTTGTTTCCTCGTCAACGAAAATGCTTGAAAAACTTTCCGCAGAGTCTACCTTTGCCAAATAGTTGTCACCGCTACGAATTACCCTTGAATTAACTTTCTGAAATTCAAAATTGCTCATTTTAATTCTCCTTTCCATTATGTGTTTCGTTTTCCTCGCCCTGCTCACTATGTTTTGAAGCAGAACTCTCTACCATTCCAAGAACATATCCTTTCTGAAAATCTGTCATATTCGGAATGGCATCACGAAGTTTTTCGACAACACGTTTTTCCTTTTCACTCATTGAATTCACTTCCTTTCCATGATATAATTCCTTAAAAACTTAAGGAGATTTCCATATGCGCTACATACCTACTCGTCCACAATTGGATGGTTTTTTCAACAAATCCGTCACAGACATCGAAATGCCTAAATACGAAGATGGCAAATCCCCGATTGAGATGCTAGAAGCACAAACCGCTTTTATTGAGCAAACAAGCAAAGAACTTCACGATATTGCCGAATCCGCAAAGATGCAAGCTGAATCAGCAAAAGAAATTGCAGAAAGTTCTAAGGCTCAATCTGAAACCGCAGTAAAAACATCTAGCAAGGCAGATATCAAAGGATGGATTGCGGTTACTGTATCAGTCTTGGCTTTTATATGGAGCATAATTTCGCATTTCATATAAAAGAATTGATTACAACAAAAATCAAAGTTAAGATTGACACCACTAATGCAACATCTGAAACAGATGGTTTTTTCACTTTTGTTCCTCCTTTCATGCGCAATATCTAATTTCGTACTCTGCTACGATTTTCGAAAAGATTTCACGCAATTTCTTATCATCCTCAATAATGTCCATTTTGTTCAATGCGCTGATTTCTGTTTTCGTGCATCCGCTTTCTGCCATGCGCTCACGCCTGTTTCTGATTCTTCTATTCAAGTCGCATCCGGCACGGCGTTCAAGTTCTGAATACATTTCAGTCCTCAATACATTGAATTGACAATCTGCATTTCTCTGAATCCGGTTAAACTTGGCATTGATTTCATTTCTCCAATTATCAAATACCGGCTTCACCGCTTCTTTGATATGTTCAGTTGTCTCAATGGCTTTCTGTGCTGTGTCCTGTGCCTTGGCAATCTGTCTGTCTCTCTCCTTGTCAGCAAGTTCTTTTTGAACCATTTGATTAAGAAGTCCTTGCAATGCTTGCAATTCCGGAGATAACTGATCGTTGACACTTTGATGTACATTAAAATAGGAAGAAACTAATTTTCTTTGCACTTCCCATGCCAAATCATCCGTGAATGACTTGACCAACATCAGATAGCCCTGTTCGGTAATGAATGCCGTTCCTCTTGGATTTACCTCTGTTATTCCAGATGTCCGAAATTCGGACATCCCAGAATTTTCAAGGTCTGACGGTTTCAAAACGAAATAATCTTCGCCCTCAACAAAATGCTTTCTGTTGTCCGAAAATCTCTTTCTCGCTGTTCCGTCTGGTCTTTCGTGAGCCATGTCAATGTCCTTAAATGTGACCACTCTCTTGCCTTTGTACTCATTGATGGAAATATCTGCATTTCCAATGTGTACCAAATTATCCATATTTTCACTCCTTTCTGTGGTATAATTCCCTTATCATCAAATAAGGGAGGTGAATTTTTGAACAATGAATATGTATCTGCCTACGCTATCGCTAAAATCTGTGGATGTAATGATTCTTTCGGTGATTTCAAAACCAAGTACGACCAATACCGTGAAGAAATCAAAGAATCTCTACCCAAAGAAGAAAATCAATTATCCAGCGTAGAGGTGGCAGAAAACCCATTCCGTAACATAAAACATTTCTAACATGTTTTAATGACCGGAAAAATGGCGGTAAGAACTTTGACAGATAATTCAATGTTTGTATCTTCAATTTTCTTATCGCCGTCCAAAATACTTTGGTAATCATCAACAATATTCATTGCTATATGCTGCGCTAATTCATCAAGACCGATGTATCTATCCTTGTCTTTCTTTACAATTACAGCTTTTCCTTCTTCGTCTAAAAGCCGGTATCTTTTTTCTTCCACCCATTATCACCCCTTTCGTCACTCTTCTTCTTGTGGTAAAAGCAAATGAATATTTTCCAAACGGAGATTAGGATATAATCTCTTTGTTTCTTCATATACGGTTTTGGTTTTCAGCCATTTCCGCATATGAAGAACCTGTTCCATGACATCCATATCGTGAATATCCACTTTGTTTAAAATCTTCTGCAATTCCTTTTCCATTCCATTAAAATAAGAAACCGGAACAACAATTATGTCATTTGCTGATTTAATCTCTTTCATGTCCTCACTCGCTTCCTTTCTTTTATAATCCAATTTAATTGGATGTATCTGGCACAAAAATAAAATCCATTGGAATACCAGATAATTTGCTCATGGTTTTCAACTGTGATAAGCTAGGCTCTGTTTTGCCCTTTTCCCAATTGACAACGGTTGCATTAGATACACCAAGCATTTCAGCCCATTCCTTTTGTGTCATTTTCGCATTTACGCGAACTGCTTCTAATGAAATTCTAGGCATCTTTTTCTCTCCTTTCATATTTGATGGTTTAATCATAATCCAATTATTTTGGATTGTCAACACTAAAATTCAAATTTATTGGATTTAATATTGAATTTTTTATTTTATTGGTTTATAATACAGTTAGAAAGGAGGGCAGAAGAAATGGATAACGAAAATCAATTTAACGAAATGGATATAGACGATATCCAAAAAGAAGTGTTTGCTGAAAATTTAAGATACTATATTGAATTAAATCAAAAACAGCAAATAGATGTTGCAAAAGACTTAGGTATTAACCCAACAACTTTAAGTATGTGGTGTACCGGTAAATCATTTCCAAGGTCAGGAAAGCTTCAGGCGTTGGCTGATTATTTCAAAATCGGAAAAACAGATTTAATAGACCCGCGCATTAATAAACCTGTTGACGAAGAATTTTCAAGTGTTGCATTAAATATTGGAATGAATGATGAACGTTTCAAAAAAATTATTATTGAATATAGCAGATTGCCGGTAAGCAAAAAAGAATTGTTATGTGAATTTTTCGAAAAATTTATATTCTAAAAGAAAAGGCAGGGTTCAACGCCCTGCTTTTTCTTCTTTTAACCCAGCTTTTACAAATTCATGCAAAATTCGTAAAATCTTATAATCTTCAATTTCTTTTATCATAGTTATAATTTCTTCTTTGTAAGTCTCTTTTGTTTTTACTTCTCCCACCATAAAAACCTCCAATCATAAACTATTATGTACCAACAAAGCAATTATAGAACGTGTGTTCGGCATAGTCAATCCCCAATTATGGGCGGAGCCATGCCAAGCCCCACCCATGCCAGAACTTGAAGTGTCCTTTCGGACAAGTCCATAGTATCACTGTAATATGCATGATTTCAATATTTTTCGGTCGCAAGTTTCGACAGGAAATGTCATTGCAAAGAAGCGGAGAGCTGTTTCTCAATCTCTTCTTGCACTTTTGCACGCCAACGCATCGGCACTTCATCAATCGTCATCTTCTTGTCTATAAGAATACGTCTTACATAGAATTTAACCATATCCTACACCTCACTTCCTGCGGTAATGCTTGCCAGTTCTTGGATTGCTTCTGCGTTTGCTTCATGCCCGGCTTTCAATTCGTCAATCGCTTTCTCCATCTCTGTCTTAGTTCTCAAGCTTACCGTTACGGTGTATGTACCATCTTCTGTGCCATCTTCGCCCTTATTTGGCACATATGAGAATCCTTCATACTTAAGATTCTCATACTCTCCGGAAGTCTGGTCATTGTGTGTAAATGTGACCTTTGAGATGTTCTCTTCCGAAAAGGCATCTGTGATTGACTTGATTCCATTAAAGTCTTTCGACTGAATCTGAATATTGCCGAGACTCGCTCCTTCGGCAATTTCAAATTCTGTTTTGTTTTTCAAAATTATTTTATCCATGTTTTTAATTCCTTTCTATAATAAAAATGGTTTATAAGTTACGTTCGAATATTTGTTCGATATATTTTCTTAAACGGCAGTTTAACTTTTGAGAACTCTCCAATGGTTTCAAAAAAATACAATCTTGCAAAAAACGGAAGCATTACTATTCCATGCTTGAATTGCATTATTTTTTTCGTTGGGCATTTATCAAGCCATTTTTTAATAGCGACAACCGTTGGCTATCAGTCAGACAGTATTAGAAGCAGAGTCTCGTTCGTTAATGGAAACGAGCAAATAGGAGTGACTATTGCTTATTCGAAAGAAGATACACTGGAGGCCTATTCCGGGAAGTTTACTATCAGTAATACGAGAGATTCGATGGATGTTATTGTCATAGGTATTAAAAATTACAGCAAAGTGTAAAGTTAATTATTTGTTGTTAGATTAGTATTTTTAATTATTTTTTCTCCGTCAGAAACATCTGGAACAATAAGATATTTTACAATAGATGCCTCAGATATATTTGATGTATTTTTGTAGAATGGAATATTTATAAGCACTATTGTAGTATTATCAATGCTATTAGCATAAAAATCGAAGTAAATAATATTTCCGCTGCGTACTATTCTAAACTTTTTAATTTGTTTAAGAGTATTGTACCTTTGAATTATATGGGGATTGTCTACATATTCTTCAATAATATCAAAGTTGCAATTGCCGCCTAATCCATTATTAAAAACTTGACTAATTGTGACATTAAAATGGTTATAATATGCTCCTTGTGCCCCTGCTTCCGAAAAATAAGTAATTTTAAAAAATCTAAACCATCCACCAGCTATGCCAATACCTTTTTCATAGTAGAAATTTTTAGTAATGCCATCCGGATTAATGATTTGAAATTTACTATTTAAACTGCCGTTTATTTCAGTAATTTTATCGTCCAGTGCCTTTCCCTGCCGGGCATCCAAACCAAATCCGGCTTTTGTGGTTGTAAGGTTGTTGATTAAGTTCGCCGCTGGAAATGCACCGTTAATTTTATCTTTTAATGTATCAGCCAACTTGATAACATTGTTGACCTGATCCATTGTAAGCGTTGCGCCATCAATGTTAACTTTAAGCGTTCCATCTTCTGCAACTGTAAGTCCGTCTGCCGGTTTTACAATTCCGGCTTCCTTTTTCGTTGCGATTGCACCGACACCGCCAACAATAGACTTAGACCAATATTCTGCATTTGTGGGTAACGTCCCCTTCGGCACAGCTTTTTTTGCTATGAACATTGTGTTATTATATGTTACCTCATCAAGTCTCTTATACTCCGACTTTGCGCTCCAATCGCCTTTTGGCACAATTGCTACTCTTCCTGCTATAGCCATTCTAAGCCACCTCCCAATTCAAATTTCCGTCATTGTCAACGACAAAGTTATATGCCGCATTGTCCGTGTAAATCAATTCTCCATCCTCATTCACATCAAATTCTGTCATTGTGAGTTTCTTGTTAATCTCGTCTTCGATTCCCTGCGCTCGGTCTGCGCTGTCCTTGGCATCTGTGGCGGATGCTACCGCCTTGGTTTCGGACTCTTTTGCGCTTTTGGCAGATGCTACCGCCTTGGCAGATTCTACCTTAATATCCGCCAAGAAATTCGGTTGCAACTTATCCTCAGTTATTGAGCCGCCCTTAATCATCGGCTTGACTTTTCCATCAGAAGTGACCTCAAATGCAATCTCGTCACCCTCTAAGAACTCATACTGCGTGATCAGCGCGGATAAGTCCACGTTCTGCGCCGTGCCATCGTCAAGCGTGATTACCAACTGCTGACTTTCCGGATCATACTTGAAGTTGACTGCCAGCTTCTCCAACTTGGTATCAATGACCGCCTTGGAACCATTCATCTTAACGACCGTCAGCGTTCCGTTGGATTCATCCCAAAGGATTTCCTTTACAAGTTCGTTAGCTTTGGTCAAGTCAACTTTCGTGGTGTCGAGTGCGCACACACGATCGTCGATTGCATCAATGCCGCCCTCTATGTTGTTCAGCCTATTTCGATTAATTGCGGTCTTTTCGCTTGGAAGGTTCTCCCAATATTCGCGGCTATAGATTTTCTGATATGCCATCTAATCACTTCCTTTCTAATGCGGATAGTCTGCGTTCAAAATCGTTACACCTGTTCTGCAGTTTCTGTATCATGGCAGTGTTAAGCGCAATAAACTCTTGATAGCACAATGTATACATATCATTTGCGCCACCATTCTGCTCTAAGAATTTTTCCCATTCCTCATTAGATTCAAAATCTTTTTCGGAGAATACCGCATGTTCCAGTCCGTAAAACTCATTTTCAGATATGTCACAATCCGTCATTGCCTGTTCGACATCCTGTGCAACAAATCCCATGTGCATTTTTTCATCATTTTCTATGAGCCGATATTCCATCGGTTGCAGCAACTCAAAAAATCTCTCAAACCGATCATCCTCTAACAGTTTTCGAAAATCCTTTTTCTTTCTGCCATCAGACGTTGTTTTCCAACCACCGGAAGAATACCCTCCGGCAAATGGATTGGGGTTAGTTCCACAGTACACAGAACTAGAACTTGGGATTAAATTTCCGTTGTCTGAAATTCGTACATAATCGGATAGTCCAATACCTTGCAAATAATGCGCGGTTGATGCCATTATACACTGCCTTGCACTTTCTGCAGTTGTTGCAGAGTCTGCGGTTGTCGCATGATCTGCCGTACTTGCATGATCCCCTATGGCTACTCCATCTTGATCTGTTACAGAGTTTAGGTCAATGCGTATGTTTTGCAGCATTGGCCTTCCTCTTGCATCGAGTCCAATAATTACAATGTCATCACCAAGCGAGGTTGCAATAAAATTCAACGAATCAATAATTGACACTCGTCCATTCCCGTCAAGCTGGAAGTTATTACTTTCAATTATGAGCCTGTTTCCACGAAGCATAATCTGGTCAGCACTGGCATTGATCATGGAAATAACCTGGTCGTTCTCATCTCTGCCTAACTTCAATTCCAGTGATGCGTCTAATTGCCCTTCCGCTTTTTGTGCACGATTGACTTCTGCAACAATGCTTTTTGTGGTCTGCTCAAACTTGGTATTTGTCTGTTCCTCTAAATCCTCGTATGTGGATTGAAGATGGTCTGCGTTCCTCTCTAACTTTCCGGTACGTCTTTCCACGCTTTCAATCGTGTCTCTGATAGAATTAACCTTTGCAGAGTGTGTCTGCGTTCCCTGTGCCGAGATTGAATCTCTCTTGCTTTGTACTCCGGTTAAAGTGCGTTGCAATAGATACGTTTCAACAATCTCTCTCGTGGTATTGAATCGGATTGGTTCCCCAAGTGTCAGACATGGATTTCCGACACAGGTGCAACTTTTAATCGGTGTGTATGCCGCCTGTGCCATAATAGGCAATAGGTTATTTGCAATCTGTTCCAGCTCCGCTCCGGTCTTGTCTGATACAAGGAAGTTTCCTGTAATAGAATAGTTGTTTCCGGCAGTTCCAACAATAGCACCGGCATTATCTTCACTTGTCTTGATTTCTAGCTGTGTAATTGCCTTGCTTTGAAAGTCCTCATAATCAAACGCGATGTAGTGTCCGGTCATGGATTCTGTATTTGCATCGGACGGAAACAAATTGTCAGACGGAAACAAATCTTCTGCCGGATAAAGTGCGCTTGTGATTGCTTTCAGAAAGACATACTCAAACTTGCCATTCCGGTTGATATTTCCAAAGCATCCGTTAATCTCACAGATTGCCGTTACAACCGTTTTTCCGCTGATAGAGGATTCTTCTGTGACCGCGCTTGAATCGTCCGTCTGCGTGGCTACAATCGTCTTATTGACCGTCATGGAATCATTGACAAGGCTTGTTTCAACTTGCGCAATTCCAAGATGCGCAAAGAAGCTATCGCGGAACTGCTTAAGTGTCATTGGAAAACTAAGTCCTGCATACCAAGACTTTACATCCGTATTGATAATGTCATACATTGCGTCATATGCCGTAATCTGCCGTTTTGTGCGGTCAGCCGTAGGAACATCGGATGCAACCTTAAAAACTCCGTATGGCATCGGATTTTGGCTATCTCCGTCAATCGTTTCTTCGATAGAGATTGTCTTTCCAATAATGTTTCCTGCGGTGTTTCGTGCTGTGAATTTTACACAATTCGCTTCGCACGCTCCAAACTTTAATTCAGATTCCGAACAAAGACTTTCTTCGAGCGCAAACGTACCGATTTCAAGCATCGAATTGTCTATTTTCTGATTCGTTCCAACAACAGATATGACCATCTGTTTATCTGTCGCGGAATCCCAATACTTTTCTTTCAAATTGCTATTTATCATACACACCGCCTATAAATGAAAACTTGATTGCGTCATACTTAATCTTCCCATTTGCCACAGAATAGAACGTAGGCTGAATATCAGCGATATATCCGTACTGTGTCACATATCCGCGTTTTTCCGGCACGTATGCCGTGATATAGCCACCGCGCTCCTTTGCCTTGGTATAGTTCTTCTCAATATTCTTCCAAAAATCATCAAACTGCTTTTCGGTCAGCATGGCTTTGGTTTCAAATTCGACCTTTAGGGCTTTCAGTTCCACGGCATCACGATGCTCATATCCGTTTTCATCCGTCCAAGGGTCTTTGTCCTGCATATTTACATAGGAACTAAACGTGTCCTGCTTTATTAAATTGTTCGGTATGGTATAATTCCCAAACTTTACTAAATATCCGCCATATCCCATCGTTTACCTCCTAAAAATGGGTATAAAAATAGCACCTACCGTTTGGTAGATGCTATCCATTTGATTAAATTTTAAGCTACTACTGATTCCCATTCAGATTTCAGCTTTTCTACATCGTTTTCAAAAAGTTTGCAAGCGATTTCGTACAACTGCGGAATCATTCCCATTTCCCTGTCGATATAATCCATCTTGTTTCTTACTTTCGGTTTGAGTGCGCACCCTTCCATCCTTGATTTAAGGTTGCAGTGATATTTCCTTTCAAATTCTCCATAAAGCAACGAATAGCGTTCTTGATACTTTCCATCGGCGCGGAAACGGACAATCTGCGTTATCCGCTGTCTCTTGGTTGCCAAGTCAATATCATCAACGAGTCCGATAATAACATCTTCCTTATGGATAATTTCCTTCTTCTGCCTTTTAATGGTTTCGTTCTGCTCCCTAACAGTTTTTAATGTCTGTGAAAATATCAGCTTAGTGTTTTCATCTGCATATGGCAGGTAAGTGGAAATAAATAATTCATCATTATTTACATACCCACCTGTTTTACGTATTGTAGGGAGTACCTCGGATGTTACCCAACGTTTGAACTTATGAAGTTTTTCTTTTCTTTCGTTTATAAGGGAGTCGTTTTGTGACACACCCTTTGCTTTCTGTGGTTGCATCTGAAAGAGCAAGGAATACAAACCGCTTTCATTAACAACCGTCATTCTTTGTTTTCCACCGGGAGTATCAATTTGTGACACACCCTTATCAGAATCATCAATATTTGAAAGGCTTCTTCTGTAATTCGTATCTCCAAATACTTCGCATATATCCTTTCCAACAAACCATGGTTCATCATCGACCATGACCATTCTGATCTGTCCGAATATTGGATTCTCAAATACCTCAATGCCATTTTGAATCTTAAGCATAAGTTGTGATTTTTTCATTCGTGTCTACCTCCATGCATTTTTATCTGAATAAAAAAGAGGAAACCTCTTGTGAAATCACATTGGTTTCCTCTTTCGTACAGTATGGCGTTCGAGTAAGTAATCCGCATCTTCACGGATAAGTTTGTTTCCTTAGTAATAAGGATAGACTATTTTTGATTTTGTGTCAATCCGATTTTGGAATTAAAATAAGCCGTGTTTCCACGGCTTAAGTATCATTTATCTTTCAATTTTTATTGTAACCAAGTATATGTATATGCTTCATCAACATATATCTTATAACTGCTCGGATAGATCGTATCGTAATTTGAATCGTACGGAAAACTAAACGAGAAATAATCGGTGTCTCCATTCTTTTCACATTCTGCATAATGATAATCATATTTAATCAAGTTGCCAGATGCATCATACATTACGCAAGAAATTTTCACAAATGAAAAATCTTTTCCGGAATCGTTTGTAGCTTCAACCGTAACATTATCTGCTCCAATGTCCGATTGAACCATTATATTGCGAACATCACAAACAGCATTTGTTGCTTCATCAACACTCAACGACATTTTATAGTTATCATAAGAAACATCGTTATAATCAGAATCGCTCGGTGCGTCAAAATAAAGAACACATTCCTTACCGGATTCAAAAGCTCTGTTACAATCACTTTTGCTATCCAGCATTTTACCGTTTTTGTAGTATACAAGTTTTGCGTCCAGATCAACATTTACCTTGTTGTTGTTTTTCAAGATAGCAACAACTCCATGACCACTATCTTGGTATTCAATTGAGATGTTTTTCTTTACCTTGTTCGCATTAAAGGAAGAAGTGACGGTAACTTTGCAAGAAAGCGTTTTCTTTGAAATTTTTGCTTTTACGTACGTTGTTCCTTCTCCAACCGCCAGAACCTTTCCAGACTTGTTTACAGAAGCAACATATTTATTGCCACTACTCCATTTAGCAGTTTTCCTTATTCCGCTTATCTTTAATGTTGCGGATTCTCCAATTTTTAAATTAAGAGTCTTTCTGCTTAATTTGATAGTTGCCGCCTGTGCAACAATCTGTTTCCCATCTGCATTTTGGATTGGCATAGCCGAAATCAAAACGGCAAATGCCAACCCCATCGCTACTAATAATTTTTTTGTGCTTCTCATAATGACTCCTTTCTTGTGATATGATTTATTTAGAATTATATCACGTTCTATTATAGAAGTCACTAAAAAACATATACATTGTCTCCGGTTCGATTGTAATGTTCTCTACCATAATCCCTTGCAGCTTTTCCTATGTCGCTTGTAGTAATTCCGAAATTTTTCTGTAAAATAGCTTGCAATAACTGATTTTGCTGTCGCAATAAGGAAACCTCTTGCGCAGATGTTGAATTGATAGCATCTTTGATTCCAGTAATTTCTTGGCTTCCTGCGACCGCCGGCTTACCTCCGACCGTTCCCATAAGTTCCGGAAGCCCATTTTCTCCGACTGTTGCTATGCTATATTTATCCATAAAACCGCCCGTTGCATAAGCCTTTACTTTAGGTAGGCTCACTTTCGGCACAAGATCGACTCCGCTCCACTTTACCTTTGCTACTTTAGCCGCCGCAGAAACAACACTGTTGAACCCTCTCAAAACGGTATTCACTCCACCGATCAATGAATTTATTGCTGTTTCAATTCTTGAAATGACGGTGTTCATTGCCCCGGCAACACCACTTTTCACGCTATTCCATAATTTGCTGAATATTTCAGTTACACTTTCTTTCATCTTCGAGAAAGCATTTTTTATCGGGGTGGTTACATGTTCTTTAAACCAACTAGAAACACTATTCCACACACCGGTTACCGCTGTCTTTGCCGCGCTAAAAGCTTTCTGAATAGATTCTTTTGCTGAGCTAAAAGCATTCTTGATAGGTGTTGTAACATGCTCCTTAAACCAACCGGAAACCACCGCCCATACCGATTTCACAGTTGTCCATAGAACCTTGAATGCGGTTGATACTGCAGATTTCAATAATTCAAAATTCTTCTTTATTGGCTCTATTACCTTTGATTTAAACCAATCAGAAACAACAATCCATACAGCCTTGACAATGATCCACAATCCTTGAAAGATTTGACCAACTCTTTTCGAAAATCCTTGGAAAAATGAAACAATAGGATTTATAACATTAGTATTGAACCATCCAGAAACTGTTTTCCATACACCGGATATATCTTTCCATAAAGAAGAGAAAAAACCGGAAACGGATTTCCATAATCCCTCAAAAAATCCGCTTATTGGCTTAATCACATTAGTATTAAACCAATCTCCGGCTTTTGAGAAAATTTCTTTTATTTCTTTCCAATGATCCTTGACTACTACAGTTGCCGTTGCAACAGCGGCTACTATTCCTGCGGTAATCGCTGCCGGTGCTGCCGCTACCCCTAAAATAACCGCTCCGACTGCCGTAATCGTAACTCCGACAAGCATAAGTGCTTCATTAAGCCAACTGAATCCGTTCTTTAGCATGGTCACAAAGTTTGATATTGCAGTAAACGCGCCAATTGCAACAGATCCAATCCCGGTTATAGCTTTTGCTACTGGACTGATAAAAGAAAGTGCGCTCTCTGCCGCACCGCTACCGAATAAAGCTTTGACACCAGCTGAAACAGTTGTTCCAAGTGTAGCAAACGCCCCACCTATTTTTTTTGACAAAGCGGTAGACAATACTGCCGAGATTCCCTCATTTGCCGCAATTTCAACGCCAAGCCTTGATGCAAGTGAACCAGCTATTGATTTTGAAATGGAAGTTCCGATTATATCAAGTGCGGTTTTTGCAAGATGCAATCCAAGGATTTTTTTGATTGTCAGCGCACCGACAATAATTGCAACTGTTTTTACGTCTAAGTTGCTTAAAAATTTCTTGACGCCTTTCCATACATCTTTCCAAGAAATTTTACTTAATGCTGTCGTAACTGCATCAAATGCACCTTGCGCCCACGAATTAAGAGTTTTAGCCAATAATGCAAAGTCAAAGTTTTGGAAAAACTTGTTGATTCCGTCTGCGATTGAATTTCCAAATTGTTTCCAATTAAACGTTGTGCCGAATGAATCTAATCCGTGAAGCACTGTGTTTAGTGAATTGGCAATCAGTTTTCCGGTTTCTCCGAATAATGTTGTACCTTTTTGCCCTTTAAACAGCCCGTTGAGGAATTGAGCCAATCCTCTTCCAAATCCTTCGGCTTTTGCATACACTTTTTTCCATTTAATTTTTTTCATTGCGTTAATTAACGCACCGGAAATAGACTCTCCCAACTGTTCAAGGTCTTTGATTTTGCTTTTGAATTTCTTAAAGATGGTGTCTGTCTGAACTAATCCACCATCAGCACCGGTGCCGCCACCAGCACCTGAACCAGATCCAGAACCAGAACCTTTATTCCCAGAACCGGAAGTGTTATCTTTGCTCTGCTTTGAAATAACCTTTAATTCATCAAATGCACGAGTTGCCTGTTGGATTTCTTTTTTTGCTTTCTTGGCATTCTTTGCGATACCACCTGTGTTTTTCCCTGCGCTTCCTGCGGCATTACTTAAATCGTCCATGCCGTCAGACGCGCTTCCAATATCGTCAGCAAGACCGCTGATTCCTGCTCCTTTGCTTGCTTCATACTTCCATCCGAAGATAGAACCTAAAGCATTTGTTACCATTTCCGCAAAAGAAATAACCTTCTGCAGAACTGCGTTAAGTACCTTGATAAACGGCTTAAATGCATTGATTAAACCACCACCAACAACCGCTCCAAGTGCTTTGAAGTTCTCTTTAAGCATGGTTATCTGGTTATGCCATGTATCGGCTGTACGTGCGAAATCTCCGGTGATATTGGTTGTATGCGCAAGCACATACTGATAACGCAACATGGCTTTTTCAGCCTGCGTCATTGAAGAAATGTTCGCATCAAGTCCTTGCTTTAACGCCCATTCCTTTAATGTTGCCTGTGTCAAGTCGATACCATAACGCCGCATAGGTGCCGTAGTACCGGAAAATACAGATTGCAGACTCTTGGCAATATCTTCTTGACTCACATCATAGAATGAAGCCATATCTCCGGCTAATTCTGTCAACCGGATAGACATTTTTGCCATCTGCCCTTGCGGAATATCAAGGGCAGTTCCCATTGCCTGGAAACGGCTTGCAAACTGTTTCGCGGACAATTCGGACATACCAAATTTTTCAATGGATGTTTTTGCGAAATTGTTAATTAGGCTTTCATACTGCCCGAATGTCTGCCTTACAACGTTCTCAACCTCTGTCAGTGAGGATGATATGTCAATGGCATCTCCAAGTAGCCTAAATCCTCGGAATAAAGCCCAGTACGTTGCATACACTTTTCCGATTGCTGACGCAAGAGAAAACGACTTCTTGGTAACCGCAGAAGCACTGGAACTAAATCCACTAAATGAGCTTGTGATGCTTTTTGCCGCTGTTCCTGCCGCTCCACCGGTACGTGATAATTTTGCCAATGCATTTGTCATGTCAATAATATTCCGGCTTACACTAGGGGCTTTCGACAGTTCGGACATAAGCTGTCGCATTGCAACCGCAAGTTTTGGTATATTCTCGATAGCCTTTGTTGAGCTTGTATAACCAAGTTGCTTGATTCCTCCGGCTAATTCCGATAACCCTCGCACCGATTTTGACATACCGGAAAACGAGCTTACCGACTTTGAAATCTGTCGCATTGCTCCGGCTGCTGCATTTATCTTTCCTGTGTCAATGTTGCTAAGCGTTTTGATGTTTCTTGCAAGAGTCGAGAATGACCTTGAATCAACACTGCGCATGGCACTCATTGAGTTTGACAATCGGTTTACTCCGGTTGATAACCGGTTAATTCCGCTAGAATCTATGCTTTGCAAGGATGAAGATAGTTTTCCTAACCTTGTTATCAGTGCGTCGATCTGACCATTAGCCTGTCTTGCCTGCGCTTGAATCTTGACCTCTAAGGTTTCTAATTCCAACAGTTACACCTCCTTTATTTAGTTTTAGAAAAAGACGGTAGGATTTGACCCCTACCGCCCTTGAATTACTTTTTCAGTTTTCCCTTTTTCAGAAGAGAAATCATCTTTGAATTTTCCTCTGATGTAAACTTGAAATTGGAAAATCCGTTCTTTTTTGCGATTTCCGCACGATGTTCTTTCGACACATCATCTTCCCCAACCGCTTTTAATGCTTCGACTATTGAACCGGAATTTCCGGTATACTTCGGATAATACTTTCCTTTGCTTTTCTTCGCACCTCCTACAACAATCACTGTATGTCCTTTTGTGCGTGTCACAAGAATATCTCCGTTGTGAAGAACAAACCCGGCATGATAAGAACCCATATCATCAAACAAACCGGATTTCAAAATTACCGGTCGTTCATTAGATGTATTGAAATCTCCCACATCCTTACCGGATGCATAGATAATACAAGCACGTACAAGAGAAGAACAATCGCATTCCGTCTTGACCTTTGTGTTAATACCATGTTTAATGACTCCGTAGCGTCCCGATTGGTCATAGCCGATATTTTTGTTGTCAGATGCAATCTGCATAGCTTCGGCTAACTTCTCCGCAACCCTATCGTCCTTCGCCCTTAGCACGTACCATCCCTTAGAATGGTTGTAAAACTTCTGCGTAGACACTTCCTGTCCGGTCTGGTCTCCGGCTTTTCCACCAGAATAGCAATTTCCGTGTTCATCGTGTCTCGCACTTCCGATAATTACTGCCATAGCAATACCTCTTTTCTTAAACTATCTTTGGCTTTGGTAAATGTGATTTCCTTGATTCAGCCGCCCATGCTTCTTCTGCCTTAAGCATTTCTCGTATCTCTGCATCGGGATCGTCCGTATTATGCTTTTCGATGGAATCATAGCAAGTTTCTTTCACGTACTTACTATTACCCTTACCGAATGTCGCGTCTATTGCGGTCACAAATGCTGATGTTGCATATCTGCCGAACCACATATACATTTCCATGTCGTGTTGCTTCCATTCTGTCTTATATGCATCCACATAAGGCTTAAGCAACTCTGGATTCATCATATCTATATCATCAACGGAAAATCCGTAGCCTTTCGTTACCACAAGGTAAAACGGACGGATTTCCGCAACGTAATATTCCCATGTTAATTCTTGGCTTTCGCTTTGGATGGGGTCTTTTTCTCCTCCTTCTCCTGCTCCTGTGCTCTCTCCAACGACTCCATCATCTGCGCTAAAAAACCGTTTGTCATCATTTCCTTCTGCATATCAGCAAATAAATCCATGCAGTTAATCTCGTTTGTGTCAATCGCTTCATAGAGAATGTCAGACACCTTCTCAAGCTTCTCATCGTAACCATCGTTTGTTTTGTAATCATATCCAAATTCTTCATTGTGATGCATCTGCAATCCTACAAGAAGTGTCTTAGGAAGTGTTTCAAGAAGAATATCTTCCATAGAAGAAATATCTTCCATGTCCTGTGTCTTCATAATATCCTGTAAGATATGTGATTTTAACGATGGTCTTGTTGCAAACTGAATTGTATATTCTTTTCCACCTAATTTAACTTTCATGTTTTACCTTGCCTTTCTGCCCTATATTGGCAAGGGGCAGTGTTGCCACCGCCCCATTGTTGCTTATCTTATTGCTTCAAGTTCTGCTATCGACCGTTCATCCTCGCCTATCGGTGCGGTCGATTGCTCGTCCGATAGGCTTTTTACCCCACCACTGTTACAGTGAATGTTCCATCGTTGTTATCAACGACAGTCAGCTTATCTGTAACAAGCTCTGATGCCGTGCTTGGAATAACTGTTACCGTCATTTCAAGGATTTCATCGTTTCCACCTACATCGTTAGGTGTGGCTGTTGCAGTTCCTACATATGCGTACTTCGCTACACCGCCGATACCGTCCGTTCCGTACAGATGGATAATATCAAGTTTTTTATCTCCATATCCATCCACCTTTGAAAGATATTCTTTTTCAAGGTTTCCTGTGATTTCTCTTGAATCAGAAGTCTTAATTCCTTTTTCAAAAGTCTGCTGGTCATCTTCCATTGTGGTTGACTCAACAGTGTTTGGCGGTGATGCAGGGCTTGGAACTGACTTAGCTGCGACCAAAAGATTGTATGTTCCTGCAAAGTCAGCCTGTTTGTCCGTGTGCTCTTTTACAATGACACGCGTTTTATAACTTGTTGATGCCATATTTTCTACTTCCTTTCTGCTTATAGCTGATCTAAATGCTCAACGTTTCCAATTACGCGAGTTGCGCGGAATGTAACCGTTCGCACTTGCTTGGAAATTGTTGTGATTACATTTGATACCTCAAACATTTGTTGCTTAAAAAAAGACACCGCATATGCTGCGATGTCCTTAGTTGCTTTTCTTGAACCTTTGTTTGTAATTGTAATCTGAAATGTTGGGCGAATTGCGTTGATTGTCTTTGCTTCATTAGTCCTTCCGGCTTCTGTGCCACCGATTTGTCTGATTAAAAGTGTCGGGAATGTTGCGGTGCCGCCCGATTCTTCATCTTGCGTCACTTTAATTCCTTTTACATTGCTTTCCATGTACGATTTCAAAAGGGAACATAAGGTATCTTCAAAATCAAGTGCCCAACTATTTAACTCATTTTCCACCGAATACCTCCCTTGCAATCTTTACATACTGTTGAATAATCTGTTGTTCCGCATTATACATAGGCATTGTGGCTTTGATACCGTGGGTATAACGCCATGTTTCGGTCTTATCATCCCAATAGTACCAACCATCTTCAAAAGCGTGTATTTGCCCAGGATAAGTGCCGACACCGAATCCAAGTTCCGGTGCTTTGGGGTTCTCTGCGGAATTATAAAAAATACCGGCTCCAAACTCTACCGCCAACAAAGTATAGAATGGTTCTCTATCTTCTGCCGTTACCGTTTTTCCGGTCGCAATGAGAATCGCATTTGAAGTCATTAACTGTGGTGCTTTATCCACCCTTACCGTTATCGTGTTTCCTAATGGGGATTCCGATATGTGTTGTATTGCCGCTGTCTGACCTATCTGTGCAAGCCTAGAAACAAGTAAATCACATTTAGCTTGTAAACTATCGCGGTACTTTTCTAATTCCTTTATGGCGGCTTGTATGGACTTAGTGGATAGTGTCATTGAAATAGTTTTCTTTGCCACGCAATCACCTACTTAATATTCTTCCGAAGAAGAAACAAATCCGTGGTCAGTCCTTCGTCTGCAACGCCTTTTACGATGTAATCTGCGGTTTCTGAATCCACAAGTCCATCATCAGTGCGTTTGACCTCCGAACGTTTCCACACCACATCACCGGCTTTCAGTGGCAAATATCCTTTATCCGTGACAAGCTGACAGTATGATGTACTATCATCAATTCCAAATTCTTTCACAAGGGCTTCCGACAGCTTATTGCTGATATTGGCTTGGAATGTCGTAGGTTCTGAAAACCCTTCAACTTCCTCGCCTTTTGGAATCTTGTTGCCTTCGGAATCTAAATAAGGTACAAAGTTTCCATCGGAATCCTTGTACCCTTCATAGACAATATCTCCATTTTCGTCAGTTTGTGGAATGAATACCCTCTGACCGGATTGCGAATATTTCATTTCCTGCTTGTTAATGTCAAGCATTGGTGTTTTCCTCTGGGATTCCGGCAACACTTGTCAGAAGCGATAACACTCCGGCAAGGACTGATGCAGAAAGAACATATTTCCAATCCACCGCGCCCATAAATGCCGCCGTTCCGATTCCGGCAATCGCTGCCTGCGCAACAGTCTTGATTGCTCGGATGCCGGCTTTCTTAGTCCAATCCTTCCAATTCCTCATGGCTTTTATCTCCTTTCCCTATATGAATCTCTTCAATCTCATGTTTCATTTTCGTAACCATTCCATTTCCACCTAACGCATGGTACGCATCATACATCTCACAGAAGTTTTGATAGGCATATGACGGTATTTCTCCGATTCTGGTGTACTTTGCATGGTATTCAATAAGCTGGACGCGCAAAAGGAGCATTGTTCCTTTGCTGTTCGCATCCCTGCTTTTCTTTTGCTGTTTAAGAAGCCAAACTATATATCCAAGCACTATTGGCAGTGCCACAAGATAAGTTTGAATCAAAATACTTTTCATTTGAATCTCCTTTTGACGCACTGCCCACCACCGCTTAATGTGCGCCGCCTGCAACCATAATGGTCACGCTCAATCTTCTTTAATGCCCTATAGGCGATATTTACATAGCTTTAACAAACGGAAATACACCAGCAAAAAGGCTTTCACGGTCTTTCCATGTCCTGCTCACGCCGTTTTCGGAGAAACTTGCCATGTATGCTTCTCCTGCCTGTGACCGGTCGTACACTGCCAAATTGACCATAATGTTTTCATAGTTCTTAACATCACTGTCAATCTGGTCTTGCGTGTATGTGTCCGGATAGTTCCGTCTGCTGATAATCTCTTTTCTTGCCTGCTCTAAAAGCTGTTCAATCAAAGGGTTACATTCTTTTTCATCAAACACAACTTTATCGGACTTCTCCCCGGTCGCTTCGTCCTCTACCTCTTCTATATGAAATTGTTTTAAGCGAATCTTTACCTGTTCGACAAGTGTGTATGACATAAAGCATTTCCTCCTACAACTCTACACTTTCCATAACTGCTCTTGCTTCAAGTACTGCAATATAGTCAGTCATTGCCTTAATCTGCATATTGTAAGTGCTTCTAGGACATGTAGGTTCAAAATCAAGTTTTCCAGCATCCCACTTTTCAAGCATAGCCTTTAATTTCTGATAGCGAATAACAACCTGCTGATATTCCGCTCTAAAACGCTCCTTATAATCGGAACTATTCATCATTTCAACTGTATCTTTTAATTCCATGAAACTAACCTCCTACAGATTAAATTTTGCAATCAGAATTTCTTTCAGTTCCGCACCGCTTGTTGCTTGTGCATTTTCAATTCCCTGCTCCGCGGCAAGTTTTTGCAAGTCTGCGGTACTCATTCTGTTGATTTCGGTCTTTGTATACCCAACGGAAGATGCCGAAGAATTACTCTCCGGCACCTCTTCTCCTGCGTTGTACCATTTACCATTATGAATCACTATATATGGATATTTCATAGTTGCACCCCCTACTCTTCGCTATGAACCTCATATACGAATGTGCTATCCATATTCTCGTATGATGGAAGTACAACCTCAGATGCAAATGTTGACATCTTCATAGGTGGTCCATACTCTGTCTTTGTAGCGACTGTAATACCTACACCATATGTTGTTACATCAACATCAGCTACCTGTCTTGCAGTTCTTTCTTCCGGTGTAGTGCCAAACCAAGTGCTTCCAAGGCTGCCTTCTGGAAGAAGTGTAACCTTGTTATCCGGGTAGAAGTACTGCTCTTTGCCATCATCATCAATGTACATCTTATCGTAAAGTACGATAGTGAGCTTCGCCCTCTTCTGTACCACCGAAATAACAGTATCATCGTCAACCTCAATAGTTGCTGTAAGGTTCTGTGCAAGAATTGAGTTTCTTATTTGTGCATTGTCAAGCAGATATTGGAATGTATTGCTGTTCATAAGTGCGTATCTAGCAATCTTACCCTGCTTCTGTAACTTCTTTCTTGCATTGTTAAGGTCTGTAAGTGGCTTTGAATTAGCTGTATCGCTCCACATGCTTGTGCCGGATAACTTTGCGTAATGGTCTTTTGCGTATGAGCCATCCTTATCGTAATCATAAGCGTACTGAACGCCATCACTTACAATAGCAATTACCGGATGACCTGCATTTGTAGAAAGAAGTGACATTCTCATGCGCTCCGGTACAACTTCTGCGCCGCTTACGAGGTTGTTAGTGTCGTCATATACACTTGATAAAGCACTTGCAAGGTAAGGGTCGTCTTCTGATTGAATACGCTCGATTTCAAGCATTTCCTCTTCACCAACTGTCATTCCCTCGCGGAAAAATGCCATCTGTGTTTTTTCCTTACTTAATCCGCCTCTAGCTCTAAGAGTTGGGATTGTGTCAAAATTAGATGGCGCAAGTGAAACCGGCAAACCCTTGTGTGTCTTAATCCAACTTAAATCAAGTCCCTGCTTCTTTCTTTCTGGAAACCACTGTAAACCAAGATAAGGTATCTGATTACTAGCGTTTTCTGTTGCCGATAATGCGATAGACTTACTGTCTAATACTTCATTAATTAACATCTATTTACCTCCTGTTATTATTCAAATACAATCATTGGAAGAGCTGTCTTAACTTCTGCGTCATATGTAACGCCGGAATGCGCTTCTGCTACTTTCGTGTTAAGATATGCTTTCTTAAGCAGCACTCCTTGTGGCCTGTCCTCTGTTACATCAAATCTCAAAATACCCACTACCGTAGCCGTATTGTCAGCCTTGCCATTTGCTCCGATTGGAGTACCTGCTTTGACAATCTTCTTGCCCTGTGCGTTTTTAGTTGTCACGCCATCAAAATCAAGTGTTAATGGGATTGCTTCATTAGGCTCTCTCTTTAAAATCTGAACATCTCCTGCGTATAAAGTCTTTTCATACTGCATATTCATTTCCTTTGCCATTTCTTACCTCCTGTTATTGCTGAATGTAATGTGATAAAACGTCATTGTTCTTAGGTGCGTTAGATATAAGGCTTTCTGCTATCTTTTCAGCATTTGTCTTATTATCTGTACCGGCTTTATCGCCGCCAGTCGTGCCACCTCCCGGATTCGTACTGCCTTTTGCAATCTCCTGCTCCTTGGCTTGTGCTGCGGCGGTCTCTTTTTCAGAGATAATCTTTCCAAGAACGTCATAATCAAAACTGCCATCGTCTTTTACAATCTGCGCTGCCTGTTCTGCAGTAACATTAAATTTAGATGCGGCATCGGCTCTCTGCGTGGCTATTACCTGCGCTTTTTCAAGTTCCGCGATTCTCGCATTGGCTTTTTCGAGGTTCTTATTTGCCTGCTCGACTTCCGTGAGCTTTCCCTGTTCGATATCATCGAGCTGCTTCTGCAACTCTTCAGCTTTGTCAGCCTTTGTCTTGTACTCGTCAACCTTTGCTTTGGCTCTCTGTACGGAACTTCCGTAATCTGCCATGATCTTGTCCGCGTTTTCCTCGCTTAATCCCATAGCAATCAGATCTTCTCTCTTCATTCATTACCTCCGATATGTCATACGAATTTTTATACGGTGCAACGACACCGAACGACATTGTTGATTTTTACGCTCACAACTTTGCGAATTTTTATAAAATAAAAACAGCCACCAATTACTCGGTGACCGTCTTATCTTTGTTTGTCTGGTTCTGTGTGCCATCTGTATTCATTTTATTTATCAATTCTTGTGCTTTCCGTTCCTGTTCTTCTACATCACCAATCGTTTTCCACAGATTATCCAAGTATGGCTTTGACAACAGGAATGTCTTTTCCGCATCTCCCCAAAGTCCGACAGATTTAATTGCCACAAGCGGATGAATGCCGGCTTGTAAAAGCTGATATAATGTCTGCGACTTGGTGTACATATTGTCTTGTGGGCTATGGTTAATCTGAACATCAAAGTCGCGCAAACTCAATCCTAAGTCGTGATCCTGTATACGAATCACGTTCAAAACAACTTTCGCAAGTCTTTTTTCAGCCGACTTTACAATTGGGTCTTTTAGTTTGGCTCTCGACTTCGAGAAGTCCCATCCGTTTCTAAGCTCAACCGCTCCTTGTGTATCTCCACCGGAATTATTGTTGTTCTTATTCGGTATGGCAAGAATGGACTGTGCATTATCCCACAAATCATCCTTTGCGACTTGGCACTCTGTCTGATTCAGTTCTTGTGTCATAATGTCAACATCTGATTTATTCTGCTCATTATTGGATTTTACCGTCAGCGCATGGGAAATCTTCATTTCTTCAAAGGTTTTCGGGTCGATTTCGCAATTTACAAACTTTATCCAAAACTGAACAAACTGCTCAACGCCATCCATTCGGTTTGACTGCATTGTATTGATTGCATCTAATAGTCCGATCACAAGCTCAATATCAGAAATGCGCTCATGGTTATTTGGAAACTCAACAATCGGGATTCCGCCAAAACCATGCAGTTTCCAATCTCGAACCTCTCCGTTCACAATCTTGCATTCGTAAGAGTCCGTGTAACAGAGTTTATACATCTGTCCATCGGCATCCTTAAGCTCTTGGATTGCTAAAAGTGGTTCTTCTGTGGAACGACTGTAGATAACAAAAGTGTTCATTGGTGTTGGTGCAACAATTCTAAATGGTATATCTTCATTTTTTGTAATCTGCACCGCCTTAAATGACGTTCCGGTTGCTGACTGCCACTCTCCTGCCTTAATGTCTTTTTCCTGCTTATTAGCATCGGTCAGATAATCGTTAAATTCATCAACCGCATTGTTTATCCGATCATCATCTTTCCTGCTTATAAGCTGAATTGGCTCACCGTAAGTCTGACCAACCTTGAATTGAACAATCTCATAGGCATGGTTTTCAGACACCTTATTGGTTATATCCGCATTCTGTACCTTTGTTCGGTACAATACAGGCTGATCGCCCTTGTAGTAGTTCCACAGATAACGAATGATCGTCTTGTTGAAATAAAATGCACCAATGCAGTTTCCGACAACACTTACGATATTGTCTGCCGTAATCTGTTCTACGTTAGCATATGCAATTTTTCTTCCATATCTGCCTTTTACAAGGTCGTGAAAATACTGTGTATTCATATAAATAAAACTCCACTACTGCAAGCGCGTTTTGGTATTGGCTTCGTTTCAATCTTGCCTGTTGCCACGCGATAAATCACAATATGATTGCATTTTTTACATTTGCACGGATGATCTATCGTAGATCTCCCATCGTAATGCCCGGCAATTCTTCCGCAATCCGGGCAATATATAGTTACTTTTTTCATGGCAACCTCTTTCTTGTAAATAAAAAACACCGCCATTTCTGACAGTGTCTTTTACGGATTATATGCTTTTGGGGTTGTAGGATTTTGTTTTTTCTACTCTTTTAGTATACCATGCAAGTTTTAGGAAATGTTGTGAAAGAGTGTGAACTATTGTGCACTTTTATGCACTCTTTCCAAGATAAATCCCGCCGAATTTCTTCTCAAACTCCCGAATAGCCTTCTTTCGGAGGTTCATGATATTTCTGTAGGAATATCCCATTTCTACAGAAATTAAATTCCAGTCCTTATTATCAACATAGTGCGCATACAGGACAATATACACATCTGTATTTTCCATACTGTCAATCTGCCCGATAATAACCCGGCGTTTATCCACGAATTCGCACACAAGTTCTTTTATCTCGTTCTGCAGGTCTGCAATTTTAGCAACAGCACTTCCCATTTTGTCCGGATCTCCGGAAGACTGCACATCAACCTCTTTGGGAGATACGGAAATGGAAGTTGCCATATTGGAAAGTTTTTGAATTTCAGACATTTTGTTTTTGATAACATGATCACATCTATTTATTTGTGAAAGATATTTGTCCGTTGTCATATCCTAATACCTCCTAAATGGGTTTACTGCCGCTTCTACCTTTGCTGTATTGTTTGGGTTATCTATAAACATTTCAAGCTGAGTTAAACCGTCTGCTGCATCGTCGTGTTCATTACCGCCAATACTTACAAACATAGAGAGTTCATCCATAGCCGCTTGATATTCGTCATTTCTATAATATCTTGTTACTCCAAGATCTGAATCTTTCTTCATTTGTTCCTGCGTCGGTCTGTGCATATCAAGAAATATGAATTTTCTCTTAACATCACCGGAATACGCTATGATCTTCGATAACTTTTCAACCTTGTTTGGTGCTTTTCTACTTGTGCATGAGCATTTATAGTCCTGTTCCTGCAACTTTTCATCTACATATTGGCAATACAGATCTCCTCCTGTATTTCCCTCAAATCTTGTCTGCCGAATCTCATTCCCGATAATTCGTCCAACAACAAGAGGAATTGTTACCTCTTTCGGCCCCTTATTGAATACCCAATCGTAAATATAAACATCACCGTTTTCATATTCTGCCCCAATCGGCATTGACAAGCTATCGCCGCCGCCCCAGGCAACATCCACAACTCCGATTCTTCGAAAATCTCCATCCGGAAGTATTCCGTTAAATAGTCTCAAATCCGTATAAAGCAATCCTTCGCGGACATATGGTTGCTGCATAAACTTAGCCATCCATTCGGCGTTGTCAAGCTTATCTCGCATATCCCGATAGTATTCCGTGGAAAATCCGTTGATTTCATACGCGAAATTGCTTTCATCATTTTCATTAAGTGCCGGAATCTTACGGAATCGGTATTGTGGATCATGCTCATATTGCTTTCTCATGCGCTCCAACGGATCTAAAACATTCCAAAGAGTACCAACCATCAATTCCCTTGCACCGTCATTTTTACGGTCAACCATCTTGTTTAGGTACTCTTGGTATGTGTTTTCCATTCGAGTAGGGCTTAATGAATGCTCACGATCACGAACCAAGTCATCGACATACAAATATCCGTCTTTCGAAACATCGACCGCTCCTGTCCATGTTCCGTCAATACCACGGCACGTTACTGTTGCGAATCTGTCCGGATCTCCAAGTGTAATCGTAAATTCATCAGCACTTTTGTCTGTCGGAATTGATGCGTTTGCGTATTCCGGATGCCAATAAGCAAAAAGTTCCGCAAAGGTATATTCTTCCGTGGTAAAAAGATTCATCAGTTCCTTGTAAAATCCTTTTGCCAAAATACCAGAGTGACCACCCATAGCACTATGACTGTTTGGTCTGCGCAAAGCTACCCACGCAAGGAAGAAAATACAGATAGTCGATTTACCGACACGCGATGGCATTGACAATCCGTAAAATTTAATCTTCCTGTTTTCCAAATCTTCAAGATCGTTGGCAACTATATTCAGCGTCTTGCGGCGTGGATAATAAAACCGTTTACTCCAATTTCTTTTGCACTCCATAAAGTAAATAAAGCTCTCGAAACGATAAAAGCTCTCTAATCGCAAGACTTCATAGAACTGATTCACAAGTTTGTATCCGCCTTTAATGTCGTGATCCTGCGCATATCGTTCAAGTTCCCATATGCTACCTCCCGCATTTTTCTGCGTAAATTCGTTGATTAAAGCCTTTGTTCTTTCGGTTATAGTCAATCCGTAGTCAACGTCTTTTTCCGTCCGAATTGCCACATTGCACGCTTTCAAAAAGGCATCTATTACCTGTTCATCAACGCCTTTTCTCTGTATGTAGTTTTCATATCCATTTACTGCATTGATTAACTGCTTTGAAGCCAAATAAAAAGCACCTCCGCAAAAAGCAGAAGTGCCTTGACCTCTGCCTATAATTTTTCTAGGTTAGCGACTAACTCCATTTGTTAGCCGGTAATACATATTTACAAAATATTCATTTTCTTGAACGCAGAAAAGATTTTCGGGGCTTGAATTGCAAGCCAGTCAACCATTTCCTCATTCTTTGCCCATGCACCATTGTAGCAATTTGAAGAATCAGATAAACCACTTTCGTTGAAGAATGCATGGATAATTTCATGCCTTAAAGTTCTTTTTCGGTATGATTCTTTCTCTTTCTCGTTCATATCTGGGAAGTACTTTTCTTCCGACATGTCGGCAATTACGATCAGCTTGCTATCTTCTCCGCAATAGCCTGCAAGACTTTTTCCCTCCATGAAACTGTCCTCTGATACTTTGTGGATTTCAATTCTGTATTCTGTTCCAAGAATATCTATTTTCATCGTATCATCACAAATAAAAGACTCGTTCTGTGATGTTTTTATTCCTAACTTGGCTTCGTCTAATTTTTTTCGAAGTCTTGTTATTCCTTTTTCCATTTTTTTAATTGTGTCTTGGTACTCCATGCGCTCACTCCTAAATTCTTGCAACTACGTGTTCTTTTACAATTTCTTCTTTTTCCTGGTCGTAAATAACCGAACCGTTTTTATCAGTCTTATTCTTATCAAATTCGCAAGAAACTTTTATGCTTGGGTATCTCAATGGCTTGCAGTCAGCATGAAAATCAAGATTATACACTCCCTTTTGCCATTTTCCGTTGGCATAAATCTTTGTGTAACCGCCTTTTCTGGTTTTGATTATAATTTTTGAACGTGTTTTCTTCATTTCCAATGCACCTTGAACCCTTTCTTCTTATACTCCTCTACGGCTTTTTTAAGGCTAATATCGTCCTCATACTTTTCATTCAGCATAATCACCACATTACCTTTTTCAATGCCGTATATGTTGCAATTTGCAAGTTTCTTAGCCGTTCCAAGAATAGCTTTTGTCTGCTTGCGGCTCATTTCATAGGTTTTGGTTCCCATATTAACTATCATTTCTCATAAACTCCTCAAAATCTTCCATACACTTATAGCACAAGTCGTATGTGGTATTTAAAGTGCCATTCCTTGTAATGGAATTTCCGCACAGTATGCCTTTTTCAATTTCAGCACCGCACCTATCGCAAGTACACCATTGTCTTTCATGTTTCATTCTTCCACCAACTTTCTGCCACACATCGGGCAAAATGCAATATTTACCACTCCTGCGCCGTATTCTCCGGCACTATTCGTAAAAACAAGTGCACATTTGTCTACAATTTTCCGAATTTCTATTGCGTCACCGGACGGGATTCTCCCATTTTTATCCGGAGTGAGGAAATCCCAATCCGGTATTCCAATTCCTATGTTTTTACAAAAATCACACATATTACACCTCAATCAAAGTAATTTTTCGGAACAATACGATGCAAAATGCCGTCCGCATCGAAATATGGTTCTTCACAATGGCGCGTCCATGGTTCTGGCATTGACAATCTTATGTAATCATCTAATGACAATTTCTGCACCGCTGATCCTATAAGACCTAAACTATAATTTCCTGCATTTTCATATGGAGTTTTGCAATAAGGACACACCTTTTTATCGGTTTCGATTGGTGCGCCGCAATTCACGCAGTTTGTCATATTTCGCCCCAGCCATAGCAAAAATCGGAATCCTCGTGAGATTCCGTGTCTTTTGTTTGATATAAATATTCCATAATGTTTTTATCATCGAATAGCGGCACAGGGAATCGAACCCTGTCAGACAAAACCATGCCAACCGCTTTCAAATCTGCAATTTCTAATCACGGAAGGGTTTTCTGTTACCAATTATGCCGCTACCATCCATAAGTCTCCCATCGACCGGAACTATTGCAGTAGCACCCGACTAAGTGGAGATAAGGATAAACGCAGATATTCGGACTCGAACCGAAACACCGTTTCCGGCTACTGACTGTTTAGCAAACAGTTTCCTTACCAGTTAGGATTATATCTGCACGCGCCGGGCATGGAAGTTCCACACCCGAACCATTCCTTGCGCTTCAGAATGGCGCGGTGCTACTAACACCGCTCAATGGCTTGTGGCGGTATCGAGCCGCCCTATACAGATTTTCAGTCTGTCGCTAATCCATCTCAGCTAACAAGCCATGTCGTGTAGTTTCCGTTTTTCCTTGCTCCACACTACACTAAGTGCAAGGTTCTTTTAGTCAGCGGTTACCGCCATCTTTTGAATGACAACCGCTCAATCCAGTTACCTGTGCTAAGTTTAACCGGTATATTGATTAGCACCTGCATTTCTGTAATAAACACACTAGGGGTGTACTGGCAACATCACCTGTGGGGATTGCAGGAATCGAACCCGCGACAACCCGGATATAAGCCGTGTCTTCTGCCACTGAATTAAATCCCAATACAGTGATCGGTACGAGATTTGAACTCGTGTTACCACCGTGAAAGGGTGGTGTCTTACCGCTCGACTAACCGATCATAACCGCCACGAGACGGTTAGCAATATGTTTTACGTGCTATGCGTTACACACGATCATGCGCCGTTGGATAGACGCATGATGGAAAGCCACCGGACGGTCTCGCGCCGTCCTTAACAGAATCGTCCTAGTGGCGAAAGGAGGAACCCAAATGCTTGAATCACTCAACCAAGGGTTCAAGTACATATGAAAAACATACGTGGCTACATGAAACGTCAGCATGCAACCAATTAGGCTACCGGGATTCGAACCCGGAATGCAGGAATCAAAATCCTGTGCCTTACCGCTTGGCGATAGCCCATCATTTCCAAATGACCATAATATTCATTGCAAAGATCGCGTATGAAAGCAAATAACCAATTGCGTTTGAATTGTCTTTTTGTTTTACCTGTCCTCCCATAAGTCCAAGTATTACAAGGGCATCTATCGCCGTAGCAATTATCTTTAAAATCATATCAATATCTCCCATCATCAAAGCTGTGTTCCTGTTTGAATCGTTCCATTTCATTTACGCTCATACCGAAGATCCCGGCAGATGAATCAGAGTCCGTATGTTCGAAATACTCGCCCTGCTGTGGAAACATAAACCGGAACATGGCATAGTTTGCAACATCACACAGGTATTCAAGGTTTCCGGTCTCTTCAAACTTGGCAAGGCACATTTTCAAACTTTCGATTGCATTGACATTCCCTGTGGAGAAGTTCATTCTTGCCGGTCCGTATTTGTAATACGACTGTTCAATCAATCCTTTGCGTTTTTCATCAAAGGTTTCGGAATACTCGGTTTTCATCAACTCATTGCTGCAGCTTGCCATTAAACATCACCTTCCGCTCTGTGGTTTGCCCTTTCAATGTCAAACCCTTCCGGATAACGTGCCTTAAGCTTGTCTACGTTCATTTGCATGATTTCATCCAAGCTCCAGCCGAAGGATTCGCAAAGCATTGCAAGATACCAACAAATATCTCCAGCTTCTTTCTTTGCGTGGTCAATATCAAGCTGTTTCTCGTGGAAAATCCATTTTTTAATAATGTCGTTGAACTCTCCAACCTCGCCGGATAGTCCAAGACAAGCATTGAAAATACCGCCAAGGTCATAATCTTTCAACGCAGATGTAATATTGTTCTTTTTGCAAAATTTAAGCAAATCAAGTTTATCCGAAATTCTTTCTGTCGCCTTGTGGTTTTTCGTACGCATGGCTAATGTCTGATACTCATTTCCGGTCATATATCATTCTCCTATCCGAAACACTCTTTTTTGTTTTTAAAAAATTTTTGGAAATTTAGTTGCGATTCGCAACGTGAAAGTGAATTGTTATAAATTTATTATAGCCTATTTACGGCGAAAGTCAATGGGTGTTGTTGTAAGTGGCTTTTTATTTTTTGAGGTATTTAAGGGACTTAGTAGCCGCCCGGTGGCCTTTCTGTCAGACCCCCTCCCCATCCTTTTCTTGCAAACATGGAAACATAAAATGTTTTCCGTTTCGTTCTGTTGTCATTGTGTGAAAACCAAATTGTTTTAATACAATTCATGTCATACCCTTGTAACTATTCGCAAAACCTAACTTTTCCGAATAGTTTACGAATGGTTAAAACGCTAAAGTCCTTGGTATTACTGCATCTGTGAATTGTAGAATAATCGCACACAATTCAAACCGTATTATTTACCGCTGCATCCGTAAATTGTGTATCAATTGCGTGCAATTCTTGACTCTTTTTCTCGTCCAATCTTGGCAGCTCCTGCGCTGTGATTGCCTTGCGTTGCGTGGCATTATCGCCAATGCCGGGCTGGTTCATGCCGAATTCATTATTTCCCACGAACATGGTGCCTACGGGGTTATTGGAATCATATGCACGATCTAGGATACAATCCTTACGTGATCGTTGCAATTTTTGCCAAATCTTAAAAGCCAACGAACTTGGTTCCTCATCTTTCCACAAGTCAAGCGTTGTAGTTGGTATATTACAAAAATAACTAAATGCTACTGTACTTACTAGCTTGCTATACACATTGGAGATATATATATAATAATCACAAAGCTTATATAATACCTCTCTGTCATATCTGTTACAGTTAGTCGGTATAGTTCCGTTGTTAAGAGGACTTAAACTCTTGTCCTTTAATACTTTAGTATCCGGGAATAGATGCATACCAACATACTGCATAACAGCTTTCCACTGTCTTTGCCCTGCTTTTAACAGATCTTCGATGTGAAATTCTATACAAGCCTGATCTATTAAGTCTTGCACAGTTGATGTGTATATCGGTACTGTACCTAGATCCACTATAAGGGTTGTAAGATCTACATTCTCTACACTCTTTACATCCTGCATATATTCACACCTCCAATCCGTTTTATTTCTCTGCTTTTGGTATACACTATTTCCGGGTTTAAAGTCAAGCCTTTATTTTTTACGGTGGTATTATATACTTACGCCGCGCGCGTATGCGGATATAACTTAAATATAAACCTATAGACTTTAGATACAGTGTATTATTATTAATCTAAAAGATTAAGAAAAAGATAGAGAAAGAGAAACATAGTTCTGAAAAAGCGACGTCAGACGATTGTGTCGCCTTATGTCATACGATTGTCAGACGATTTTTACCAAAAACTGATACTATTCTATCATTTTTTGACTTATCAAAGACCTAATGAGCCTAGCCTTGTTTATAAAAAATTAAGAAAAATTTTATAGTTTGTTTACGGTTTTTGGAGATTTTGTAAGATATTCCCGGACGCGTTGTTTATTTTGGACATGGCAAAAAGAAAAGGCAGCCGGAAAAGCTGCCCTTTGTTTGAAAATATTCAATTACGTTCTTATTGCTTCTGAACCAGCTCGTAAACCAATGCGTCAATACGTTTTTCCATTTCGTCAAACTCGCAAGTCTCATTTTCCTGAAACGCTGGCATTAACATATAATTTTCGAATTCTTTCGCTGTATCGTTCCATTCTCCACCGGTTGCAAAAGATAAATCCCCATTCTTCAATATTGCCAAGCTATCGACATTCATCTGCGATTCAACCAATTTTCTGACATATACGGAAATCGGCTCACCGCTTGGCAACTTATAATTATCGCCTGTAAATTGCCACTGACTTCTAATTTTTATAATCTTTTTGAAATCATTTCTTTTCATGGTATATTCCTCACTTTCCTGACTTTCGCCTTTGCTCTATTTCTTTGATCTGTCTATACTATAACACACATATATCACTTTTACAAGTGATATTTTATTTTTTTTGCAATTTCTTTTTCAGTTCCAAATCTTCCGGACTCTCTACATATATAAAGATGTCTTTCGGCTGCATATCCAAAAGCAGACAAAGGTTATTAATGCTCTTTGCATTTATATTTGTGTCCTCACGTTTTATTTTTTTGAGCGTTTCTTGACTTAACAATCCGCTTGTTTTAGCCATGTAGGAGTTAAAGCCGATGCGCTCCAACGCGTCCCCTACATCAAATCTGTATTTTAGCATTGCGTACCTTCCTTTCTATATAGATTTTCTTAAATCAATCATACTTTTCCTATCTGGAAAAGTCAAGAAAAATATTTCTAAAAAAAGTGATATTTACTATTGACTGTCACTAAATTTAGTGATATGATACAAGCATCAAATGAAGCACAGAAAGCGAGGAAAACAACATGAAAGATATGAAAGCGGCAGAAGCATTATTAGAAAGCAAAGGTTATTATATTTCGAACCAGTTTGACGGTTTCGCTACTCTTCCAGATGAATACGAATTGAGCGACGTAAACGGAAACGTTGTTATTGATCATTTGAGCGAAGCACAGATTTTACAGATTTCGGAAATTTTATAGGGAGGGCTTAAACATGAGAAAGACGGGAATGCGTTTTACATGGGAAACAACAAAGAACGGTGACGCGATCAACGAACTGAAAAAGAACGGAATCGCGTTTGAGTATAACCACTTCGGGGAACTCACAGCCGACTTTTACGGAATCGGCATTTTTGAAAAAGTCGATTTTGAACACGTCCAAGGCGATGTATTTGAAATCTGCATAGCATAGCCGAAACGCTCCGCCCTGGAGCGTCAGCCGTGGAATGGTCGCCCGGCTCTGATGATGGCAGACCAGAAAGGGAAAATATGAAAACGTTAAAAATTGAAAATAACAAAATTTATAGCACTTCTACACTTTGCGAAAAAACAGATATTTTTGAAATCGTGGAAAAAATCCCGGTTGGCTTTTTCGTCTGGAATATCGGTGAAAACATGGGAACGCATGAATATATTCCGGTTTGCGAAGACTTGCACCCAGAAGACAAAGACAATTACGAGATTAACACGGCAACACTTAAAGCCGTAAAAGTTGCACAGGATGAATGGGAAAAACTCAACAAAGCGGCATCTTGGGGAGTTGGAAACCTTAAGCAAGCAGAAAAAGCCCTAAGGAGCAAACGCCACAGCTACACGTCCGACAGAAAAAGGGCTGCCGCAGAACTCACAATTGAAATTTTCCGCAGAATTTGCGAATAGTCGAAACCGCCGCTTGGCGGTCTGCAGGAACTGCCCCACCTGCACTGATGAGACAGGGCACACAACGAAAGGATGGTTGATATTATGACAGAATTTGACAGATCGGGCATGATTAAAGAAGTATTAAAAAATCAAGACAGGGTGAATGAACACTATTTTACAAAAGAAAAGCTTGAAAAACTTGATTTTAAAATGCTTTCGCTTGTTTGTGAAAACAGCAAGCATATGGTTTTAAAATAACCGCCGCAGAGGATGCACGCCGGATCACTACCGGCGGCGGTTTTTACTCAAAAATGAGCAAATAAAAGGAAAGAGGTAGAAACATGAGAAGTTATAGCGAACTTGTGCGCGGTGCAGTTATCCAGGCGCGCGAAAAGCAAAAAGATATTGAAAGGCATACCGTTTTCACAACGCGCCACGATTCCGGCGCACATACTGTTACACGATTTTATAAAAAAGGTTCTGCTATTTGGTGTGAAATGATTGCCGGATGTATTCGGGAAGATTCACGCGTTTACAAAGTAAATACAGATAAGCCATATATAAGGGATATGGGTAAATATTGGTATTTGTCGGAGCAGGAAAAGGAAGCCGTGAAATACCTTTTGAATAATTAGGCGGTACCATTCCGCCTTTTTCGCGTGTTTGGTGCATCCGTTCCGGTTCGATTCCGGGAGCGCGGACTACATGGAGATCGGTTTCCATGCGCAAATTGACAAATAAACGTAACACAAGGAGGTGGGAAAGATGGCAAAATATGAGTATATCGGAAAAAGGGAAATCATGCGCCGGGTGTCTGCCCTTGGTTATCTGGCAATATCCGGAAAAACGTGCGGCTACTCGAAGTTCGAGGGTGTGGAATGGGTGGAGTCTGCAAAAACCAAAATAACCGTCCAACGTGGCGGTGACTGGATGCAGATCACGCAAATACCGGAAAACATAACACACACTTACAGCCGGTACGACGGGAAAAACTATCTTGACAAGTGGTAAAATGCGGTCTATGCTAGACTATAACTACAGCCGGGCAAGCGTCTTCTGGCGTTTGCCTGTGATCGGCTATAACATCAAATATCATCAATGAATTATCTATATATAGCATAATATATGGTGTATTTGTGTTATTTGCGGAATGCCGCAGATAATTGCACGTTTGTTACACGTTTTTTGGAATCCGTGAAAATGGAATCTTGACCCCAAAAACGCTACCCCAGGGGGGTACAAAAAAATTACGAAATATTTTTTGATGCTCATAAAAATTTTTTTGCGTGTAGTCTGTTTTGATTTCATCCAATAAGCTCTGATCTCTACATAATGACTCTAAAAGTTGTTTCATTTCAATTACAAGTCGGTTAGATAGGATATCGTTTAATTCAAATAGATTTAATTCTCGTTCTAAATCACTGTAACTCGAGTCTCGGGTAGTAATACCTTTATCAAGTATGATTTTTGTTCTATTTTTTACCAGAGGATTTGAATAATATAACATTTCTTTAATTAAATTGATTAGTTTCATCCCATTAGCGGATTTATTACAAATCGAATCAATAATGTGTTTTTCGGCAGAAGGCAAATTTTTCAGTTCTTCTATAGTGCTATATTGCAATCCCATAATTTTAGCCGTTTCGTCGATATTTCGCGAAAAAGATTCTTGTTCAGTAAATAAATATTCTAGGTCACACCCGAAAAAATTACATAAATCTATGGCGGAGTCAATATTGGGATAATTATTGCCTTTTAACCACTGTTTGCAAACTTTTTCAATGTCTTTATCTTTTGTGTCATGGTACTCTTTGTAAAAATCTGTATTTTTTCTATATTTTGATCTAATAAGAGTACGTAGTTTTTGAGAGAATTCATCTAAAGAGAGTAAGTTCATATTTATATCTCCATTTACTAAAAGTTAGATAAAGTACCATTTTGCAAAATAAAAATTATTAAACAATGATAAAACAAGGTACTTTATCTAACTTGATTTTGCTATTATTATAATCTTGTAACGGACGTTCGTCAAGAAAAACTTATTGCTATTATTATATTGAAAGTAGGTGCTGAAATGAGAAATCTTGATATTAGAGAGAATGCCAAAAAGAAAAATGTGAAACTATGGCAAATAGCCGAAAAGTTAGGCTATGCACATGATACTGCATTCTCAAAAGCTTTAAGGCATGAACTAACAGAAGAAAAGAAAACTGAAATCTTTAAAATTATTGATGAATTAGCTGCAGAATAGGCGGTGAAGCTATGGCAGAGATTCAAAGAGGTGTAATCCCTGTTGCAATAGCAGCGAGGGTTTTAAAAATGGATTGCCAAACATTACGGCTGTTGCTCCAAAATAAAATGGTTGATTTTGGAATTGCCTATAAGAGACCGGGGTCGAAACAATATAGCTATATTATATTTGCAGAACCTTTTTGTAAGTTGACTGGCTATAAGATGCCCGAGAAAGTTGAGGTATAAAGATATGAAGATAACGAGAGTGCAGCTAAAACTGTTACAGAAAAGGGCACAATTACATAATTTGAACAGTGATAATTTTATCGGATGCGATTTGAGTAATGAAATGTTTACTATGACATTTGCAGTCGCAGAGGAGAAAATACAGGATTTGTCAATTGTTTTTCACAAGCATCGTAATCCGGAAATTTATATATCAGAACCATATTCACACGGGAATGCGGAAATTGAGGTGTAAAGAATGGAGATGCAGAAGTTAAAAGATATGCAGGCAACTTTAATGTCGGAACGTGGGAAGTTGTTCGACCTGCAAGCCGGGTGTGAGGGGAACAGTAAGGAATGGCATGATTACGAATGCCAGATGCAGGCACTTGATGAACAATGTGATGAGATTCGACACGCTTTGATGGAAATGGGGTGTTGCGTGTGACAGGTACGGAGATTTATGAGAATAATTTACAACATTTTCAGGTTACGAAGCGATACAGTGATAAAGCGCAATGTAAATGCCCGGCACATGATGACAGGCAAGCGTCGTTGACGATTACCAAAGGTGAAAAATGTACGTTATTTCGATGCCATGCCGGTTGTACTCTTGACAATATCTTATCGGCAGCAGGACTCGAAAAGAAAGATACATTTTATGATTCGGAGATTCCAAAACAAAGCACTTGGCGATTTTATGTTGAGAGCAGAGAAAAGCGTAAAATTGAGGCTGTTTATAATTACGTTTCTTGTAACGATTCTTATGCTTATACTAAGATTCGCTTAAGTGGTAAGAAATTCATATATGGAATATTGGCGAATGATCGCTTTACATATGGATTACCAAGAAATACACCAAGAAAATCTTTTAAGGCGATATACGGTAACATTAAAGCCATAAACAAAGCGGTAGCTGACGATATGCCTGTATTTATCGTGGAGGGTGAAAAAGATACTAATGCGTTGAACAGACGCGGTTATGCGGCATTTTGTTGCGGTGGGGCGAATGATTGGAATCCTGAAATCGCCGGTATTGTGCGAAATGCAAATGTGATCATTTTAGCTGATAATGACGATGCCGGTGTGAGTTCGGCTAATGCTATATTGCATGATGTGCAGAATGTGGCAAAGAGCGCAAGGATAATTGTTCCTATGCCAGACATCCCTAAAGCAGATATATCGGATTATTTTCAAGCAGGGCATAGTAAACAGGAATTTGAACAGATGATAAATTCCGTTACAGAAAAACGGGCGGATGTTGTGAGCCAAAAGGGGAAATCACTGGAAACCATTCTTAAGGAGATGCACGCCGAGCAATATGAAACAACAGACAAAGGTTTTGGCCGATTATTTGCTGAAGTTTTTAAGAATCAACATCGATACAATCCGTCAAGAAAAGATTTTATGAGATATGACGGCAAACGCTGGGGTGATGATATTGAGGGATTGAGCGCCCGGAAGTCTGGCAAATTGCTGTCAGATGCACTTGTCCGGTATGCGGTGAATGTTGATGCAGACGGAAAATATTTAAAAGCGGTAACTCCGTTATGCAATCTTCGAAACAGAGATGCGATGTTAAAGGACAGCCGGGACATTCATTATTTTACAAATGAACAGTTGGACACCAATGATTATTTACTTAATCTGCAAAATGGAACCCTTGATCTATCAGAAAATGCCACTCGGTTTAGAAAGCATGATCCGGATTTGCTTCTTTCAAAAATTTGCAATGTCGAGTATGATCCGGCAGCAGTGTGTAACGAATGGGAAAAGTTTTTACTTGAAATCATGCAGGGAGATCGTGACAAAATTCGTTACCTCCAGAAGATAGCCGGATTGTCGCTGACTGGAAATACGCAGGAAGAAACATGTTTCATTCTTTATGGAAGCACAACAAGAAATGGAAAATCTACATTTTGTGAAACCCTGATTTATCTTTTGGGGGATTATGCTCTGACCATGAAGCCGGAAACACTGGCAGTAAAACAGAACCTTGATAGCCGTCAGGCGTCCGGTGATGTGGCGAGACTGGCCGGATGTCGGTTTGTGAATGCATCAGAACCGCCGAAGCGAATGTTATTTGATACGGCACTATTAAAGTCATTGCTTGGACGTGATTCGATTACAGCAAGACATTTGCATCAGCGTGAATTTGAATTTATCCCTAAGTTTAAGTTAGTCATTAACACGAATTATCTTCCAACAATTACGGATGACACAGTGTTTTCAAGTGGAAGAATCAATGTGATCAGCTTTGACCGGCATTTTGAACCGCATGAACAGGACAAGCATTTGAAAGATCGATTGCGGGAAAAACGGGAATTATCAGGGATTCTTAATTGGTGTATCGAGGGATTGCGGTTGTATCGAAAAGAGGGATTAGAACCACCAGAGGCTGTAAAAAATGCAACAGAGGTATACAGGAGTGATTCTGATAAGATAGGAAGCTTTATTAATGAATGCCTAACAAAATCAGAAC